GACATGAATGTCACACCTGATGCACAAAGATCACGCCCGGTACGTTGCGTGATGCGTGTTGGTCAGACCCCAGCAGATAGTGGGGAAATAACTACTGCAATTGGAGGCCTCGCACTCCTCTCCGTAGCAATGCGGGGCCTGCTCAGCAGGAAGAGGCTGATCCAAACCGTGTAGACGGGGGGACTCCCGGAGTTGAGTGTTCAGGCACTCCTCCGGGGGTTTTTTTATGTCTGATATGCACGTCTTCCAACATATCTGCTATTATATATTTTCTCCAAGATATATTGGGGAAGCAGTAGGAAATTTTGCATAGTTATGTCTGGGGTCAGTGTTTGACACATGGGGGTCACCTTTATCTAAAGTACCCCCCCGGTATCCGTGTATAGGTGGTAGCATACCCACCCTATTAACACATGTGACACAGGCCTACGGCCTGCATGATGATGAGTACCACTCATCTCTTTCTTTGGTTCAATCCTGAACCATCAACAGGAGTTACTACTATGGCTACTGCACGTATGACCCTTGGGTCTGTATTCGGCATGGTTACCAACACTGCCAATGCACTCGGTGATCTCGCTGGCACCCTTGGTGACGGCGTTGGCATGATCAACAAGTTTGTTGCTGATGCCTCTATCGATCAACGTGATCGTTCTATCCTGCACCGGAAGACCTTCCGGAGCACTATCCTCGAAGAGTCCCGCATGGAAATCGCTGTGCGTGATGCTGAAGTTGTCAAGTTCTGCGATGAGTCTGATCTCAACCGCAAGCTGTACGACAAAGCAGTCGCATATCTCCCTGACAGTATCTTCGAAGAAGCCAAGTAGGCTCTAATGGATCTGGCCTAGCTCTCCGGAGCTAGGTCAGCTCTATGTGTCCGATAGGCACATACCACTCCTGTCTACTACCAACATAAGGCTACCGTCATGTCCTCAATCATCCGTACCATCAAGACTCTACCCTTCATGGTCCTTGGGGCCATGATGGCAACCTCCTCACGTACCACCAACACCAAGGTCGGCCTTGGTATCGTGGTCGTCTGCATGATCTTCATCTGGGCATCCAGTGCCCTCTCATCCAACTCTAGTGAGGACACCACCTCGTGATGCCACCATTCGCCATGCTCATCCTCAGCATGTCCATCTGGTACTCGTGGAAGCTCTTTGCTTTCACAGTCAACTCACTCTTGAATGTGCTCTTCAAACGCACATAACTTGGAGAACAATCATGTCCGACAAGAAATTCACCCTGTGGTTCAGGGTGCTGTTCATCAGCTCCTGCACCACGATCTTTTGGCTGGGCCTCTATGGCCTGTTCCTCATCATCAAGGACATCCTCTGATGCTGGCCAAACACCTCAAGGAAGCAACCGACCTCGTGAAAGAACTCAAGGTTCTGAACGAACGTCTGTCTGCTCTGGACACCACTGATTGCTTGGAGATTGCATTCGCCAAGCGTCAAATCACAGTGCCCAAATCCGATCCTCAGTTCATCAAGCTGAGGGCTGCATCCAAGGTCTTTCTGGACCTTCGTGTCAGCAATATCCATCGCCGCATGGCACAAATCGGTCTCCATCTGGAACCAGTTGTTAGCTGAACATTTTGTTCGGTTTTGTTTTCAAACCTGCGTGATCATACGCACATAACTTGGAGTAAATATCATGAGCACCAATGGATCGGGTCTGAACCTTTCGAGCTTCTCGGGGTTCGACCGCAACCGCAACAATTCCGGCCAACAGGCTGAGCAGGAAAAGGCTGAGTTCTGGCTGAACATCGGCTACGAGACGCAAGTCGAGAGCGATGAAGGCAAGGTGGAAACCATCTTCATCAGCCTCGCTCGTGGCATCCCGTTGGACAGCATCAAGCCCTTTGATGTGGCCAAGTCCGGCACCGCCAATATGGCACAGCTCCGTGACGCCCAGAATGGACTGCACGAGTCCTTCATGGCTGAAGCCCGTGCTCTTGAGCCGGGTGAAAGCAAGCTCCTGATCGTGGACGCAGACATCGGTCTGGCCGTTCAGGTCAAGCGTGTGAAGGCCGAACAGGCCGTTCCGCAGGAAAACACTCTTCGCAAGGTCGTCAGCTTCCAGCGTCCGATCGTCGAACCCGAAGTTGCTGCCAAGCAGTCGAAGGCTGGTTAATCAACTATCAATCCAAATCGCACCATCCCTTAATCGGGATGGTGCTTTTGGGTATCATTTGATAGGCCAATTACCCCCAACATGCTGCTACTTCACAAGTGGCCAAGATCCTACTATCTATTAAACCGATAGTCGGATTTTTAACTTTCTGGAGATAACCACCTAATGATCAACATCCTTAGCTCGATCACTTTTTTGCTGGCCATTGTGTCTCTGATCACTGGCCTCAAACTGGCTGGACCCAAGGTCCAAATCACCACCGATCTCATCACCATGATGGCAATCATTGCCAATAAGCTCCTTGGAGCGATGTACATCATTGGTGCTCTGATCGTCTTTGCTCTCCTGCTCCACCATTGATGGCAAAAGGAAATATCATGACCGAGGAACAAATCCGGGTAGCTGCAATGATGGCCATTCAGGCCGTCTCTGCACAGGCTACCACACAGGGCGTTGCAGATGCCAAGCTCATCGCTGAGCATCTCAAGACCGCTCTGGAATACTACCACGAGAAGCACCCGCTTGGAGAGCAGCGGTGAGGCCTGATGCTCCTCACATCGAAGTGCAGCACCCGCTGACACGGGGGGCAGCAGACATCGCCAACACCTATAATGTGGACACAGGCCCACTGGCTATGCCAGCTCACATCAAAATCGGTGCTCAAGGCGTCAAATGTGGTGGTGACCACGACTGGATCATCCGTACCTACGACGAGCAAGTCGATGAATACGACATCTGGCTGAACGATCAGATTAAAGCCGGGAACCAAGAAGTGCTGGCTGCACTTGATGACATCTACAACAAATCCCTTGGATGCGGTGTCATCCTTCAAACAGCCAGCACACCCTGTCCGAACATCACCCATGCACATGTGGTGAAGAGGACAATCTTGGCTCTACTATGAGACATCTGCTCGTGGCTGAAAGCGAGCTTCGAGCAATCCAACATGTCGATATGCTGGAAAAAGCTCGTTGCTTTTCCATCCTCCTGAGAAACAAAGGCTACTGGCACGTCAGGCTTCCACATGGAAGACATGACGAAATCAAATACATGAACCACGAACATGATGCCCCATGGGCACATGACGTGGGCAATATATTCCGAGAGTCTAACTCGTTCTCAACAGACGAAGCGTTCTATTACGCAAGACGAACGGTCTCGTGGATCCATGATCCATTCACCGCCCATTGGGCATCCTTCACCAAAGACACCTACATAGACTTCAGGCCTACTCCCGAGAGGCTTGTCTATGTTCAATGTATGGAGAGTATAGATGATCTTCGTCTTCGGCGTTGACAGCATATTCATGATTGGGTAAAAAACCCAATGAAAGCTATAAAATTCACTCGTGGGGATCGTATCCCAAACACCAGACTGTGCTATCTTGAGGAAGCACCCAGAACCAACCCCAAAAGACGCAGAGCTAAATTCCAATGTGACTGTGGTAAACAAGTAGAACTGGATCTTAATTGGGTCCGGTTTCTAAATACCACATCGTGTGGGTGCTACCGATCAGAAGTCGTCATCGCTAAAAATACAAAACATTCACAGGCGGCCAGAAACAATCATTCTGGGGCCTATCGCTCATGGGTAGCTATGCACCATCGAGTGAAAACAGATCCCTATTACATAGGTAAAAGATACGTTTGTGATCGTTGGTCTGGGGACCAAGGATTTGAAAACTTTTTTGCCGACATGGGAAATCGCCCAATCGGAATGACCTTGGAAAGAATTAACAACCAAGGTCACTACGAACCTTCAAACTGCAAATGGGCTACTCGCCTTGAGCAAGCAAACAATAGGAACTAAACCATGTCTGCATCAGGTATGTGCTTTGTTTTCGGCTCCAACGAAAGTGGCATCCACGGAGGTGGAGCTGCACACTTTGCCTACAAGAAAAAAGGCGCTCGCTGGGGCTTTTCCTATGGTCACATGGGAGACAGCTTCGCTATTCCCACCAAGGGCTTCATCATGAAGCATGAGTTTGGTGAAACCAGCCGTGCTTATGTTGGTGACACGCTCAGCCACATGCAGATCCTCGGCTATGTGCAGGGTTTCATTGCCTATGCTCAAGGCCATCCCGAGCTGACCTTTCAGGTCACCTGCATCGGCTGTGGACTGGCAGGACTGGAGCACAAAAACATCGCTCCGATGTTCAACGGTGCTCCTGACAACTGCCTCTTCGATGAGCTATGGCGGCCCTATCTCGGTGACCACCGGAAATACTGGGGGAGCTTCTGATGGACATCGCAGAAGCTCTCCAGATCGTTCTGGATCTCGCTCGGCAGAACATCATCGACTTTGACCATGAAGACGATGACCTAAACGCTGAACGTGCAAAGCAGACTGAAGCCATCAAAATCGTCGAAGACATGGCAGTCAACCAATTCGGGGACGACTGACAAATGCGGCAAGCATACGTCTTCCATCGCTATCGCAAATGGAAACGGAAAGCCTTCAAAGCCAAGGATCCTCTCGCTCTGCGTAAGTGGTCCTACTGGCACAAGTTCTATGGGGAGCACCAGAACCTATGGCACTCAGAACCCACATCGTGATGCAGTTCGCCGTCAGGGTGAAAGGCACACACAAATATTTGCCCAGACCACAACGTCGGGATGGGCGTGGTGGCTCACATTATGAGCCAATCGACTTCAGTGAAGACCACAATCCAATGTGGATGATCCGCACATTCAACACCGAACGTGCTGCCAAAAACCTGCTCCAAGCATGGGTCAAAGGCAAATGGTATGGTGATGAAGACGGGGACTGCTGGCTGAAAGCCCAAGACCACCGAGACATCAACCTCATGGAGATTGTAGCCCTACAGCTCCACCTACCTAACTAGGAGAAGACGCATGAAGCATCTCGTAGAACGACAAATCAAGGGCCTGCCTCTCGACGACAGAGTATCCGTCCGAGTCGAATACCAGCTCCGAGCCAGAGGCTCTGGACGTGTTGTACTCGCCTACGAGGACAAAGCAAAAGCAGTTCAGGAAGCGAACAACCGCAACCTGCACTGCTTCTCAGTGACCACTATTTCCGAGAGGATCTGATCGTGCAAGACGCCAATATGCAAGCACAAATCGAACTGGAACGGCTCTACAACAAGAACCAGACCACCAGCAGGCTTCGTCGATATTTCGAGGAGGATCTGCGTCCGGTACTGGACCTCACCAAATTCATGGAGATCAACAAGATCGATCTGGATTTCGGTTTCGCCCTTCTGGTTCAGATTGCACTCCATCGTAGAACCGATCTGCCCACCATGGTGGGTCTCATGAGACCCCACTTCAACACGGCTCAGGAGGTGGCAGATGCCATTCTCAAAGCCTGTGAACTGGATATGCTGCACTGGCAGCCTGCCTTCTCACAGCTCGTTGTGGATCCCGCATTGCAGATACCTCCTGAGGTGCAGCAGGAACTGGACTTGTTCCAATTCCCACTGCCGATGATCATCGAACCAAGGCAGGTCAACAACAACCGGGAAACCGGATATGTGCTGGGCAAGAATGGCTCGATCATTCTCAAGAAAAATCATCACAACGACGATGTGTGCCTCGACCACATCAACCGCATGAACAAGGTCAAGTTCACGATCAACGTGGATACCGCGTGCATGATCTCCAACAAATGGCGTAACCTCGACCGAGTGAAAGAGGGCGAAAGCCATGAGGACTTCGAACGTCGCAAGCGTGCGTTCGAAAAATATGACCGCACGGCCTTCGCTGTGATTGGCATCCTCGAAGAATACGGCAACGAGTTCTACCTCACGCACCGCTATGACAAGCGGGGACGTGTCTACTGCCAAGGCTATCACATTTCATACCAGGGAAATGCTTGGAATAAGAGCGTTATAGAGCTTGCAGATAAGGAGATTATCGAGCTATAGCTATCTGGGTATCATGAAAGGAAACAAGATGGCCAGAAAACCTATGGGTTACTGGGCAGGATCAGCACATGATTTGGCCCAATGTTACCCCAACTCGGACGCCAACAGCCCAAATGGCTATATCCGTATTTCAAGAGACAACGTGGTGGTTTACCTACATCGTTGGATCTGGGAGCAAATCTTTGGACCTATCCCTGCTGGCTGGGAAATTGACCACATCAACGGGGTGCGAACAGACAATCGTCTTTGCAACCTAAGATGTATTCCCGGAGCAGCTAATAAGCGAAACATGAAGACATCATCCAAAAATGTCTCAGGCGTTCAAGGTGTCTCTCGATGGGAAACCACCCGACGAGGCAACCAGAAGGTCTCCATGTGGCGTGCCACATGCAATGACCAATCTGGAAAACAGGTCATCAAGACCTTCTCCATCAAGAAATACGGTGAAGAACAGGCCTTTCAAATGGCCTGTGAAGCCCGTGTCCAGATGGAAAAACAATACGGCTATCACCCAAACCATGGCCGCTAGGTCACAACGCAAGGAGCTTACAATGCAGCGTTTCACACCCCTCGAATATCTCAAAATCGACATCGCTAACAGCTTTGGCCTCGACAAGCTGAGCTGGGCAGATCGTATCTCTTGGTTCGACAACCACACCAACGAGATGGCCGAAATGATCAATCAGGCCGAAGAGCCTGCTCTCTTCTATGCAGGCTGCAAGGCCTACAACGATGCTCTCAACGGTGTGCCCTCAGGCTACATGATCAGCTTGGATGCCACATCCAGTGGCTTGCAGCTCCTCGCTGTCCTGACTGGTGACAGGCTGGCCAGCCAACTTTGCAATGTGGTCTCCACCGGCAAACGTGAGGATAGCTATACGGCGATCTACCAGCGAATGCTGGCCGTCATTAATGACGTGTCCAAGATCAGCCGAGATGACACCAAGCAGGCTATCATGACCTCGCTCTATTCCAGCCGTGCCATGCCCAAGAAAATCTTTGGAGAAGGCGCTCTGCTGGATGTGTTCTATAACACGATGGAGACCTCTGCACCCGGTGCATGGGAACTCAACGAAGCGATGCTGGGCCTCTGGAACAGCACTGCTTTGTCCCATGACTGGGTGCTGCCGGACAACTTCCATGTCCACATAAGGGTGATGGATCGTGTAAAGGAAACCGTGAACTTCCTCAACGAACCGTTCGAGGTCTACCACCATGTGAACCGCCCAATGAAAGATGGACGTTCGCTTGGTGCCAACACCATCCACAGCATCGACGGCATGATCGTCCGTGAGATCACCCGTCGCTGCGATTACAATATGGCCAAGGTCACTAAGCTATACGAGCTGCTAGAAACAGACGGTTCGACCTTCGGTCTTGGAACCAAGACCAAGGACGATGAGATGGTCATCATCTTGTGGGACCATTATCTCACCACTGGCTATCTATCGGCCCGGATCTTGGATCATCTGACTGAAGACAATTTCAGGCATGTGGATGGCTCTGTCATCCATGAGCTGCTAGAAACGCTCCCAGAGCGTCCATTCAAAGTGGTGAGCATTCACGACTGCTTCCGGGTCCATCCCAACTACGGGAATGATCTCCGGTGGCAGTATGCTCACCAACTTGCAATGATCGCTCGGAGCAACCTGCTCAGCAGCATGATCTCCCAGTTGGTCGGTAAACCGATCCAAGTGGGCAAGCTCGATCCGAAGCTCTGGCTGGACGTACAACGCACAGACTATGCGTTGAGCTAAAACCTATGTAAGAGACTGGTTGTCCTTTCGGGCAACCATCTCTTGCAAGAGGTAATTCGCTATGTCCACCTACAAGGTTGGCCGTAAGGTCAGCACCAAAGAAATCGAAATCATCTCGAATGCTCTGGCATTCACCAGTGGTTTTACCTCGATTGGCACCTTCGATCACGATGACCTCGTGACTGGTGCCAACGACAGCGACGATGACCTTGATGACGGTCTTCTGCTGAACACCAGCACGCCGATCACGGCACCGGCCCAGTTGGATGAAGGCAGCCATGTCCTCTTCCATCACGTTCGTGATCTGCTCTACAAAGCCGGGGAGCTGGACTTCTCGAAGTACAGCATTCTCATTCGGACCCTCACGGCTTTCACCGTGACCCCGACGACCACGACGAAGGCACCTGCTGCAACGCAGCAGATCACCATCGCCAGCGTCACCCCGGTCAATGCTCTGGATCAGGCTTTCACTTATTCCAGCAGCAATACGGCAAAGGCCACTGTCAACGCCTCCGGCTTGATTACTGCCGTTGCCACTGGTTCGGCGACTATCACCGTCACTCATCCGAAGACGGGCATCAAGCGTACCGTCGCTGTCACCGTTTCATAACCGATCTCTTAATTGGTTTTGTGGTTGGTTCGATCATGTCTCTCCCGAAGGGCAAGATCGAACCAGCTACTCTCATCTTTGAAGACCGATAGGCCAATACGCCCAAATAGAACTGGGTCGATATAAGGCTCTTGTCACCGATCAGGCCAAGCCAGCGGAGACCGGTCTTCTAAGCTGAGAGATCAGCTTAACGAACAGCCTGATGGACCATCCTCAGGCTGCTTCGGGTGTCCTGTGAGGATAGACAGTCGTCATCCCCTAAAAAGCAGGAGGCACAGACCGCAACAACAATCCTGCTTGCGGGTGAGTCGCTGGCGAACCTTCAGATGTGTCTGAAGCACCCCATACTATTCCGAATGTTTGGCCTCGCCGTCGCACCGATGGGCTATTACTGGTTCACCAGATGCTCACCGGGTAGACGTTAATTATTGTCAATGCCTAGAACAGCGAGAAAGTTCGAAGCGGGAAGCTCGTAGCCCCCTTGGCGCTAGAACCACGATAGCAACAGACGAGCAGTGGAACCAGTTCAGATCCCGACCGTGGTTGATGATGGATCGAAACGAGGGCTTGACCCAGAGACATCGTACATCTTCACTTTTAGGGATTTGGTGCGTCCGGTGGCTCCCTACGCTTTTAATGCAGCGATATAGCCATCGGCCATCACCCTTCGGAGAACGGTCATGGAATATCTCAGCATGGATGAGCTTCGTCGTCGTTACCGCGAACAGAAGCGTCCCCTCAAATCCAACAAAGCAGCCTCGCTCAAGAGTGCTGCTCTCTCCAAAGCCAAGCTCAACCGTCGCATTGATCGGACCTTGGATATGCTCACTCAGGGCATGACCAAAGACCAGATCGCCGAAGAGATTGGCGTCCACAAGACCACCATCAACTACTACCTTCGCAAAGCGAAGGAGAGGTAAAGGAGCAACACTGTGATATTTCCGCAACAACAGCGAGTGGTTGAGCAAATCGACCATATCATGACCGTGTTCACCGAGTCGAAGGGTGCCATTCGGCCACACTTCCATCTCACCGGCAAGACTGGTTCCGGGAAGAGCTTCCTCGTGAAGCGACAGGCAGACATCCTCAAGATCCCGTTTATCGAGATCAATGCTGCCGGTCTCACAGCCGAAGGCCTATCCGGCAACAGTCTGTCCAAAGCTCTCCGCAAGCTCCGTGAGCACTGGAATGAGCCAAACATCGTCTTCGTGGACGAGTTCGACAAGCTCTTTCAACGCAACGGTGAGAAGACCGAAGACTTTCGGACCATGGTGCAGGACGAGTTCCTCACCGCTCTGGAAAGCAAATACACCAGCATTTTCACGGATTATGGCAAGTACGAACCAATCCGGATCGACAACAGCCTGTTCATCTTCGCCGGAGCCTATTCCGGTCAGGAGATCAAGACCATCGCCGATCTTCGTGATGCAGGCGTTCGTGCCGAGTTCGTTGGCCGTGTGCCATTGGTGTTCTACACCGATCCTGTTCCCCTCGATGAGTTGGAGAAACACATCGAGAGCCTCGACCTCTGGCAGCAGTACATGCTGGTCTATCCCCACACCAAAAAGAAGCAGGCGATCCAATGGGTCGTCAAGCGGATGCGGGATCAAGACGCAGAAGCTCACATCGGCATTCGCCTCATCAACTCGGTGATCCACCAGTTCTTCATGAAGGACATCTGAGATGGCCACTCCGTCGAGAGACCGGGTTCGTTTCAAGATCCCGTCTTGCCGTCTGTCCAAGCACGGCAGCGAAAGCCTTCAATATCGTGAACTGGTCGCCGAAGTTTTCGGTGAGACACTTGGCCGGTGCGACTGGGATGATGTCATTATCATCTGTCGCCCAAGCCAGTTCGCTCGTTTCATAATCAGGCGGCATGAGATGGGCATCCAGAACATGTTCGCTGAGCTGGAAGCCGAGCTGTTCACCCCCGAGGACAAGCCCACACCGACTGTGTTCGACGTGAGCAACAACCCTCACAAACCAAGGAGACGCTAATGGCCAACCGGACAACCACCGCTCTCGCATCGATCATCGAAAAGCTCACCCGGACCAAGGATATGGTGCAGCCGGTGATCGTCATGGGTGACGAAGACTCCATCAACCTCACCGAACGGCAAAAGGGCTTCAAGGAAGGCCTCAACTGTGCCATTCGGATCATCGAGCAGACCAGTACATGACCCACTTCGCATCTACGGGCGACTATGGCCAACGGTACATGGTCGAAGCCGAAGGATACCCATCTCCCGGCTGGCAACCCATCCTGTACACCAACAAGCTCGAAGACGCTGAAAGGGGTAAAGAAGGCATTCTTCTGGCCCCCAGTTGCAGTAATGCCCGTGTCATCGACCGTGGCGAGGACTGGCAGATCTGGGAACCCACACCAAACGATCCCATACAAGCCCCCTAGAGCGTTTTCAGCTCTGACAGGCACACACACCCACTTTTCATCAGAACCCTTCTGAGGGCCTCTCAGGAGGCTCCTCAGGGGGGAATTTTTATGCCCAATCTCCGTAAGCAGAACCGTGATCTGCTCCAGCTCCTTGGTTCCATCCATGCTGACTTGTTCATGCGTGCTAAAATCAACGCTCACCAGCCCAGTGGAGATGGTGAGATCATCGTCGAACTCGGCAATGGTGTATGGTCTCGTCTCTGCGAGGCCGTGAACCAGAAGCCCGAAATCCTTGGGCTACCACAGGATCCCGGCAAGCTGCCTGAGCACCACAAACAATGGTTCGAGCAGCTCAAAAAGGCATGTGCCGATGGCAACCTTGCCCTCATGTCCTGTCTCGACGCCAAGACCATGGAAGCACGTTCAGTGCTTACTTTGGTTGGGCACGACAATGGCATGTTCGTCATGACCCCTGTCGGGCACCTGTGCTCCGAGGAAAATCCCTACGAGGCCTATCTACCTCCCAAATCTGAAGAGGAAACTCTTCGGTGAGCAAGAAACCTGAAGGCACTCGAAACATCACCATCACTAACCCTGAGATCATCCTGATGCTCTCGGACTACTGTGATGAGCTTCACCAAGAATTGGGCTTCAGGCCCAACAACACGCAGGCACTGACTCGCCTGCTAACCAACAGAAAGAAGATGCCGTGAGCGACCTCGACGTCAACAACCTGTACACTGTTACACCCCGCCAGCTTGCCCAAGCCCTTGAAGAAGACTTCTTCGCAGGCGTTGTTCCCCATGTCGAAGGCTCACCGGGCATCGGCAAATCAGCCATTTTCGGGCAAGTGGCAGACAAGCTCAATCTTGAGCTGATCGACCACCGTCTCAGCACTTCGGCACCGGAGGATCTCTCCGGCCTGCCAAGGTTCAACGATAATGGAACAGCGTCGTTTGCGCCATTCGCTGAGCTGTTTCCTCTGGACGATACGCCTCTGCCCGAAGGCAAGGATGGCTGGCTCTTGTTTCTCGACGAGATGGCGTCAGCCACCAAGAGTGTGCAGGCTGCTGCCTACAAGCTCATTCTCGACAAACGCACTGGCCAGCGGAAGCTAAACCAACGGGTCGTGATTGGTGCTGCCAGCAACAAAAGCACTGACCGTGCTATTACCAATCCCATCGGCACTGCCATGCAGAGCCGTCTCTCCCACTATACGTTGGAGATCAGTCACAAGGAATGGCTGATGGATGTGGCTCTGGCCCAGAACTGGGACCGCCGCATCATCGCCTATCTGAACCGCTATCCCAGCAAGCTGTTCGATTTCCGGCCCGATCACAACGAGAAGACCTTCTGCTGCCCTCGGACTTGGGAGTTCGTCAACAAGCTCCTCCAGTCCAAGGAACCAAGCAAGAAGGGCATCGACGCCACTCGTACCCATATGTACGCTGGCAAAATCACCAGCGGCGTAGCCGTGGATTTCATCCAGTTTACTCGGTGCTTCGAAAACCTCGTGTCCATCACTGAGATCGAGAAGGATCCCAGCTCCTGCCGTATCCCCAACGATCCGGCTGAGCAGTGGGCCAACATCTCACATATGTGTGAAGTGGTCACCGAGAAGAACTTCGGCGCTTTGGCTACTTATGCCAATCGCTTCAGCCTTGATTTCAAGGTGCTGTTCTTCCGTTCCGTGATGGCTACCAAGCCCATGCTCCGTGCCCATCCGGCATTCGCCAAGGCTATGCAGGAGCTTTACCGGTATCTCAACTGATGGACAGCTCCAAGTCCATCACTGAGTGGGGACCAGCCGACTTCAAAAAAGCAGGGATGCTCAAACTCGAATACATTGCAGAGCATGGGCATCCCTACCGACCGAAATGCAAAGCTCAACTCATCGATCTCGCAGAGGAAGGCGGAAAGCTATTCCTCATTTGTCCGAACTGTGGTGACGCAGTTTATCTCAACGAAGAGGATGATCTCCGTGTCAAACGTCGTCGTGAACGAGGTTCCCAAACGTATCATAACTCCAGACTTCGATTTGTATGAGCTGAACCGTCAGCTCGACATTACCAAATCCAAGGTCTTCATGGGAACCAGTGCTGCCTTTCTCGGGCCACTAATGTCCATGATGAACTTCGTCTGGACTGCCCAAATCAACACGGCTGCCACCAATGGCACCGAACTCTGGTGGAACCCTTTCTGGTTCCTCAAGCTGGATCCAGAAGTCCGAAAGACTGTACTGCTTCATGAGCTATGGCACACGGCTCGTCTGCACATGGTCCGTTGCGGTGATCGCAATCCTCTCATTTTCAATTACGCCTGCGACATCCGGATCAACAACGATCTGGAAAAAGCAGGATACCTGTTCACCGGTACAAGCCCTTGGCTCGATCATTCATTCGACCAAAATGGTCGAATGGCCGAAGAGGACATCTATGATGCTCTCATGGCCCAAGGCCATGGCTTCATCGAACAGCTCAAAAAGCTGCTCGGAGACGCATGGCTTGGTCTTGGTTCTGGTGAAACCAACGAAACCGGCGAGGCTCTCGAAGACGAAGACGAAGAAGATGGCCCAGAAGACATCTTCGGCAAAGGCGATATAGTCAGCAAAGCTGGCACCTCCAAGGAACAGATCGCCAAAGCCATCGGTGCTGTCGTTCAGGCAGCACACCAAGCTCGTATCGCAGGCCATGCAGGTGACATCCCCGGCGAGGTCGAAACACTGCTCAAGCAGTTCCTCTCGCCTATCGTCCCGTGGGAAATTCTGCTCCACAAGTTCTTCCACGATTTGTTGGAAGAAGATTATTCGTGGGCAAGGCCCAACCGTCGGTTCCAAGACATCTACCTACCACATCGCTTCGAAGACGACGGCAAGCTGGATCACCTGATCTACTATCTCGACGTCTCAGGCTCTGTCACTGATGCACAGGTCATCCGGTTTAATTCGGAGGTCAAGTACATCAAGGACACCTTCAAGCCCAAGAAGCTCACACTCGTCCAGTTTGATACCCGGATCACACAGGAACGATCCTTCGAAGAAGAAGAGGAGTTCTCCGAACTCGTCGTCATCGGTCGAGGCGGCACTGATCTCACTCCCGTCAGGGAACACATGATCGAAAACAAACCCACAGCAGCCGTGATCTTCTCAGATCTTTGCTGCGGAGTGATGGGGGAACTTCCTTTTGAAGTGCCAACCATCTGGGTGGCCATCGGCAACAAGAGTGCTACCGTAAAGTTCGGTGAACTCATCCACATCAGGGGATAATCAATGGTAAACGTCATCAAATTTGATCAGCTCTCCCCGTTTCAAAAACGGATCTGGGAGGCTGTCGAAGGCTACCCGGAAGTCGAGATGCACGATCTGGTGACGTTGCTCGACAGCACCAAGACCATCGTCAAGACCGGTGTCTACCGGCTCTTGGCGTTGGGCTACCTGACCCGGCTCATGAAAGAGCGGGCAGGAAACAACCGTGGACGGAAATCCGTCTACGTCTATACGATCAGGCAGCAGTCTGATGCACTCCGTCACCAAAAAGAAATAGGCGGTATTCCAAAACGAGGCCCTCGCCCCAGCGAACTGGCCAAGCGGATGCAGATCGTGGAACGTATCGGGACATCGCCTGACCATGTTCGCATCAAGCCTGCCCCTATGCAGACTGAGAACGAGGAGCTGGTCACCCTTCGTCGCTGGAAAGCGTTCGCCATTAAGCTCTACCCTCAGCTCAACCAGCCCGACGAGATCTTCGATGCTCGTGAGCTGCTCATGCGTCAGTATCCCAGTGACGCCAAGCAGCGAGATGAGATCATGGGCGGCAAGCACGATCATGGCCCGGCTATGAAGGCTATCATCGAAGCCCTTTCGAGGACAAACTGATGGCCAAGAACAACATGCCGATGTTCTCTCACATCGAAACCCGAGCCAAGCTGCGTGATGGCCGTGTCATCACCAGCAGCTATTCCAATCCACTGGGCTACACCAAGGCCGACTATGATCGCATTGATGCGGCTCTAGTCGTTGCCTTCGGTAACGAAGGCTCCTCAACGACAGGAACAGTCGGTGATTTTCAACAGTGAAAGCCTGCTTCGAGCAGCACCCATCAAAAACATGCACCAGTCCAAGCAACAGCATTCGTCTGGGACCAGCTATGGTCTCAGCGAAGCTGGCTATGACCTCCAGCTCAAACAGGACATCCGGATCGTTCCACGAGCTGATGGCACCTGTGTAATCTCGGTGTTGGAACCAAACAAAAGCAAGGCCAAGCTCAGCAATGGCCGGTTCGTTCTGGCTTCAGCTATTGAAGAGTTTGACATGCCCCCCAATCTGGTGGGCGTGGTTCACGACAAAAGCACATGGGCACGCAAGGGCCTCAGCGTGTTCAACACCGTGATCGAACCCGGTTGGAAAGGATTTCTGACCTTGGAGCTGGTCTATCACGGCTCTGAAGATCTCCACATCCCCGCTGGTTCAGGCATCGCTCAAGTGCTGTTTCATCAGACCGTTCATGCCTCGTCCTACGATGGCAAGTACCAGAACCAAGCAGATCAGCCCGTGGACTCTATCTTCAATCAAGGCCCTGTCTTGATCATGGATGCCAAGGGTGTCTACCCCAGCAATCTTGATGTTGCAGTGCAACAGCAATGTCGTCACGTCTGGGAATACAGCCCATATCATGGCACCACTGTCTGCAAGAAATGCGGCTTTGAAAGCCCATGAAAAAAGCCCCCGGAGTTTCCTCCGGGGGCTTTTTGGTTCCAGCCGCTTCGTTTTTACGAAGTGGCGTTCAGAGCAACTACCGTACCAGTCTGAGCCGTACCGGCAGACGAGACAATCAAACGTACCCAGTTTGCACAGACACCAGCAGGCATCATGATTGCTGTAGTGGTGTTAGCCACCGTAGCAGTCGAGGTGCCGACGTTGGCAAAGTTCACGTTGTCGTCCGACACCTGCCACTGATAGCTGGCAGGAGTGGTTGCAGCACCCAGCGTCACCTTCGCAGCAGCCACCGTACAGCCCGAGAATGGGATTGCAGCAGTCGCAGTGCTGAGAGTGCCATTCAGCACGTTGGCCGTGCGGTCGAAGAGCTGACGGGCAATCGGGCACGGAGACGGCACGGCGTTAGCCGTGATGGCAAACGTGAACGAAGGCGTGGTGCCAGCGATAGTCCACACCCAACGACGCAGACCAGCAGTCAGCATCGGTGGGATAGCCACCGTGGTGATGCCCGTCACACGAGGGGCAGCCCAGATCTGCTGGAACGTGGTGCCGTTGTCATAGCTCTCTTCGAGCGTCAGATCGAGCGTCGGGGTTGTACCCGAAGCAGCAGTCACAGCCAGCAAACCAGACATGCCACCACCGGTCGGCACCGAGATCACACCCGAGTTGCCCGTTGTGGTGCGAGCTGCCGAAGTAACTTCGATCAGCGGAACAGACGGACCCGGCTGAACGGTCATAGACCCTTCAGTGGTCATGGTTGCACGAGCTGCGTCACCAGCCACCAGAGTGACCGGAGCACGGGCCGTGCGGACCACACCACCGACAAGCACCGGGTTTGTACCAGCAGCAGCGTCTTCAGCAGCACCACCACCAGTCACAGCACCTACCGTGGTAACGGTAGTGACCGTGGTGATCGTACCAGAACTCACCGTGACAGCAGGGACGTTGGCTACCTGCACAGGCATCGCACCAGCGACATCGTTAGTAGGGCGGTTCAGAGTTTCGATCCGAAGCCGGTCGAAATCGAACAGACGGACAAAGCTGATACGCAGATCAGTCCGCTTGATGATTGCACCACCGCAGTTGGTGGTGCCCAGCGTAGTAGCGATAGCCGTGCCACCGATCTGTTCCAGAACCAGCGAAGTGGTCTGAATATCACGGACACGGTACACAGCATCAAGCGACATATCGCCACCAGCCGTGTTGTCGCGGCAGCCATGCAGGTTGACGTAATCACCTACCAGCAGGCCAGACCAAGCAACCGAACCAACCAGAGTCAGAATGCTGCTGGCCACAGTGGCCGACTGAGCAGCCTGAGTGATAGCACCCTGCTGAAGCTGCCCACCGTTCACCCGGCTGACATAGCCGCTGAAGGTGGTGGCAGTAACGGCACCACCCCAGACAATGGTAAAGCTCGTAGCATTCACCACCGACGCCACAGCCGTAGAAACAGCAAGGTTAGGGAAGTTGGTCTGATCACGGGCACCGAAGATGTTCACCACATCGCCGGTCGTCAGGCCGTGAGCTACATCGGTGACCACCGTTGCAGTCGTGGTGCCTGTCTTAGCAGCCGAGACAATCTTGGCCACCGGAGCCGTAAGGCTCTTGTGGTTCTTGCCCCGGAAACGGATCTTGTACGTCTTTGTGTTGTTCGGCAGCACCTGACTGACTGTGGCACGAGCAGTGGTCTGGCCGGTCGCATCCACACCAACATCATGCCACTGAAGGCGATCAGCCATCTGAGCCAGTCGATACTCACTCGTCGGGCGGAAATTATAGTTGTTGAACGCCACAACAGGCTGCGTCGAAGCAGTCGATGCAATCGTAGCCGAATGGTTACCATTCAGAGTACCACCAACAGGCATCGGATCGCCGTTGTCGCTCTTGCTGTAGAACGAAGCGTTCGTAACAGTGGCGTTTTCGAAGATCATCGAAGTGCCGTTCGGGCTAAAAGCCATAGCCGAACGCTGATAGACGAAACCCTGAGCAAATGGACCAGAAGTCACAGACGGGATGGCACCCTGCGGACCAGCCGTGCAAGTGAACTGGGTCGTGCTTGGGGTGGTAGCAACCACCAGCTCAGAATAGTTCAGAGCCGAGTTACTGGTCACACCGTAAATCCCGATGCGAGAACCAGCACGAAGACCGTGAGCCGTGGTCGTGCTCACCGTCAGAGTCGTGGTAGCCTGCTGGATCGAACTAATCGTCAGTTCAGCAGGAGTTGCACCGGCAGTTTCAGTCGAAACGATTTCGACAGCCAATTCTTGACCAACGACACGCTGGGACATGTGGGCACCCACAGCCAGCTCCAGTGGCATGGAGAAAGTCACCAGACTTTCAATCATGCTTTCACCACCAGAAAGATCCAGCGGGTTCTTCGAGAGAACCAGATAGCTGGCACCAGCAGAGTTGCCGTCCACACCGATGATGTCACCGGTTCCGGTGACAGGCTGGGTCCAATCAGTACCGGGGAAAGCCACAAACGGCTCACGGAACGTGAGAGAAAAGTTGTTGGCATTCACTGCCATACGACCACCAAGCAAAGCAGTCGGAAACCGGCCAAGCAGTGAAGTGGTGCTCTGAAGCAGCCGCTTGAAAAGCGAGATGAAACCAGTGTTTGCCGTATCACCGATAGCCACAGCATCGTTTGCAGCACCAAAGTTCGCGTCAGTTGTCGGAATAGCATTACCGCTATCGTTGGCAATTTCGACCGAACCAGTGACACCCACATTGCCCGAAACGGGGATAGCATTGCCAACATCGTTGGTAATTTCCAACGTACCCGAAACGGGGACAGCAGTAGCTCGAAGCTGAGCATCCGTGAGAGGGCCACTGACAGGAACCGTGCCAGAAATGGTCACAGACTGATCATCGATCAGATCCAGATGAGCCATCGTCGGCGTGGTGATCACCAGACCAGTGGTAAGATTGACCCAAGTAGCGTTCAGCACCACAGCCGGTACGCTCGTCAGGTCCAGCACAACGATACGCTGAACCACATCGCCAACCGTATAGTTGGCAGCCGTGGTCTTCACGTTGTAGTTGGCCGTGCTGGTCTCGTTGCCCGCACCGGCACCCACTGGTTCCACCGGAGCCGTAGGCGTTCCGGTAACACCGGTTGCCCAGTTCTTGTACGTCAGCGAAATGCCATCATCACGAACCAGCCAGTAAACGCCATTGGCGTCCACCACCGAAGTATCAGCAAGAGAGGCTCCGCCGCCCCCACCACCACCACCGGCAGCCGAGATAACAAGAGCGTGGGTGCCATCACCCATGTCCTTGTACTTCTCGGTGATCTTCACCGTCAGGCCAGTTTCGCTGGCAATCTTCTTTTCCTGAAACTGGTCGGACATGGCAAAACTTCCCCGTCAAGGCCTAAAATATGCTTGACACCTAGCAAGCTCTGGCTTGCAAGGCTACGGTAATTTTTCTTGGTTATCCCAACCAATCCACTGAAAGGATGAATATGAATACCACCGAATTGGCCAAGGCATTGGCCGAGAAAACTGGTCTCTCACAGACCAAGGCCAAGGAAACTCTCGACATTACCCTCGGCCTGATCGCCGATGCCATCGTCGGCAACGACGAAGTGGCTCTGCCTGTGCTCGGCAAGATCGTTGCCGTCTACAAGCCTGCCCGTCAGGGCCGCAATCCGGCAACCGGCGAGACCATCGCCATCGCTGCCAGCCGCAAGGCCACATTCAAGGCTTCCAAGGCCCTGAAAGATCGTCTCAACGGGACGGTCTGAACAGCTACCTTCGGGTCGCTACGAAGGTGGTGGGGCAGGTGTTAAAGCCTGCCCCATTTTCAAATCAGGAAAGACAAATTCATGAAGTCGTTCTCAAGTCTCGAAGAGCTGAACCAATTCCTCACCGAAGAGCTGGGCCTGCCCCCTCTTCCTGAAGGCTCGATCCCCAATCTGGATGAAGCCATCGGCTTCAAGGTTCGGGTCGAAGACGAAGCTGATCAGTCCTCCGAGGTCGATGGCTACATCGATTTCAGCACCCGCCAGCTTGAGCACGTCATGGCTCAGCGTGATGAAGCTCGTGAGCTTTACGAAGCTGAACTTGCCAACCATATGCAGTGCCACTCCATGGTGGAACAGCACATCAAGCAGGTTCGTGCTCAGGGCTATGCCGAAGCTATCGCTGCTGGCCTCTATCCCGGCACTCCGTTCGAACGGCTTCCTGAGGATCAGCAGGAAACCCTGATGCGGCGTGCTCACGCCAGTATCGCCCAGATCGACGACATCCGTGAGACACTGGCAGCCAGTGATCTCGTCAACGGAACGCCGACCAAGCACTGATCATCTACGATGTCAGCATGAAATCCCGGAGAGCCTTTGGTTCTTCGGGATTTTCATTTGGAACCAAGGAGAAGAACGTGATTGTTCTCAACGGCTGTGGCTAAATGGGGATCGCCCACTGAAATCCAAACAATGCTTCGTATGAAACTTTCAGCAGCAGCTTATGCTTATGAGTTCGAACCCGAAGAGAAACCTTTGTGCTCTGATGAAGAATTCGACGAAGCGTCAAAGATGATTGACTTGTCGATACTCACATCTCGTCCAGATTTAGATGCTTTTTTCAAAGAACATTTTAATCCATCGACGGGTGTATGGATACATAAACATCCTGAGCTTGATCAGGTTAGGGAATATACAAAACGACTTAGGAGTTTTATAAAATGACCATCGAAGCAAAAATCATTCTGGACAGCATCAGTGACGAAGGCATTCGCCTGACGACTGTGCAGCTCAGGTATCCTCGTTTCATTCATGCCGAGCTGATGACCCATCGTGTCTTCAGCCGGAATGCCTCCAGCTCTCGGGCTATCCCTGTGGCCAAGATGATCGAAGACATCCGCCGTGATCCAGCCATGCCGATCCACTGGGGTTCTAACAAGCCCGGTATGCAGGCCGGAGCAGAGATCAACGAACCGGTGAAGCTCTATGCTCCCATCACTGGTGAGATCGTGGCTCTGTCACCCCAGCACGTCTGGCTCTACCAGATGGATCTGGCCATCACCGTGGCTCAGGCCTACGCTGAAGCAGGCTATCACAAGCAGATCGTCAATCGGATACTTGAACCGTGGGCACACATCAACGTCGTGGTCACCTCGACGGAATGGGCCAATTTCTTTGGTCTCAGAAGCCACCCTGACGCTCAGCCCGAGATCAAGGTGCTGTCTGACATGATCCAAGCCGAGATGATGGCCAGCGTGCCATTCCAGCTCGACGAAAGCCAATGGCATCTACCCTATGTTCTTGGTTCCGACTGGGTGGACATCAAGAAACACGCCAAGGCCAACCGGATCACCCGTGATGAGCCTCAGTACGATGAGCTGGCCAACCTTGCCCGCAAGGTGAGCACTGCTCGCTGTGCCCGTGTCAGCTACCTCACCCATGATGGCCGCAAGACCACCATTGAAGAGGACATGGACCTCCACGATAAGTTGGTGGTTGCTGTTCCTCTCCATGCCAGCCCGGCTGAACATCAGGCTACGCCTGACAAGCTCGGTGCTGGCTATACCGGGGAAGATTGGGAACATCCTGAGCTTCATGGAAACCTTCGGGGCTGGAAGCAATATCGCAAGATGTTGCCCGGAGAATTTCTACCCGGTTGATTTTCTTGGTTTTCTTGGCCTGTCGTTGCCATAGTCGGCAGGCCAAGGAACCAGAAAGGAACCAAGATGGACGACAAACTGAAAGGCTTTCTCGATGAAGCTCCAGTCCTTTTGGGCATGGATTTCGGTCCACTCGAAAGTCGGATGCTCATCCAACTGATGACAGCCAAGCCTGACGGGACGTTCATCTATACCCCGGTTGATCCGGAAGAATTTTATAAGGACGGCACCAGATCGGGCCGTATGAAGATCACCGGTCGAGATTTCGACTTCATCATCATTGACGAATATGGTGATTTTCCAACTCCGGCTCCGGTCGAAGAGTTCTTCGACCAGCCACCGATAAAGCAGAATGGTCGATCAGCAGCCTACTTGGCTTATGATCCCACCAAGCGCCATCGTCGCCAAAAGCATATCAGATCGTAGCCACTGCCGGTGGCTTAGGGTGCCCTGAGGACACAGGCCTATATGGACTGCCGAAGGATACTGCTGCCAGTGTCGGTCTTTACCCCGATGCGTGGGCAGCACCTATTTAGGAGGAAACATTGAACCCAAAGCATCTCAACGTCCGAATGGACCGGGACACTGGTGAGATGTTTCTCACCGAAGAGAAATTTCGCAAGCCCATTCGCAAAATTTGCAGCCTCGATATGGCTATCATGGGCTGCCTCTGCACCGATCTTTATCATGAGAATGGAACCAAGGAAGTCACACGAGATGTCAAATTCGCTGATGGAACCCGTGCCCGCATCACTATCCGAGACGTCACCGACGAAGAAGAAGGTGACCCTCCACTGTCTTAACTGTGGTAGCGATCAGCTCTCCTGCGATGCCACAGCTCGCTGGAACGTGGACATCCAAGAGTGGGAATTGTCTGGCGTTTTCGACAGCAAGACCTGCGACAATTGTGGCTATGAAAAGGACTACTGCAAGGAGTGCCCAGTATGAAACACGACGAACGGGTTACCGGACTGTTGGAAGCCAACAACGTGATGGTCGAAAAGAACCGTGCTCTCCGGGCTATGCTCCGGAAAGCGGCCAAGCAGTTCACTTTCTATGGTGAACAGCACAAGGCCAAAAACACGGACGAGGCTGACAGCAAGGCACTGCTCAATTTCACATTGGCTGCCGAGATCACTCAAGTCCTGATCCAAAATTAAAAGCCATCATGCTCGACGAGTAATCGTTCGGTCTGACGGTCTGTGTTGGTTCCAGCTTCTGGCACAGTCGTAGAGTAAGCTGGGGGTTCCCAGACCACCTTTTGCGCACAAACGGTCGGCTCTGTGCAGAGAAAACCGCACTAGGGGGGAGACCCAGTTCTCCCCCTGATTTCCCTCCAACATATTTTCGGAACCACCCCAAGACTTTGGGGCGAACCAGAAGGATCAAATTCCGTGGAAGTTTCTCAGGTAGCAGATCATGTCACCCATGCGGTGATCGGTGGCAAGCAGGCCATCAACTTTGGCGTCTCCGATGACGCTGCTCTGATGAATGTGCTTTCCAAAGCACTCTATACTGATCCTGAGCTTGCCGTCATCCGTGAGACCCTTTGCAACGCATGGGATGCTCACGTCGAGTCCGGCAACACGGACAAGGCTCTCCATGTCATTCTGACCGAAGAAGAACTGGTCATTCGTGATTTCGGCAACGGCATTCCCCATCGCCTGATCGGCCCGGTCTACGGCACCTATGGTGGATCCACCAAAAAGGCTGACAAGCGTCAGACCGGTGGCTTCGGCCTCGGCTGCAAATCGCCATTCGCTTATGGTGACCACTTCGAGGTGACCTCGTGGTCCATTGAAGACAAGACCATGACGGTCTACAACATGTCCAAGTCCAACGCTGAAGTCGGTGGACGCCCGGCCATCGTGCCCATCGTCACTGTGCCCACCACTGAGCAGGGCCTTCAGGTTCGCATCAAGCTGAACCAGAGGAAGGACTATCACCGGTTCGAAATCCTCATCAGGCGTATTGCTCGCAACGGTGAGATGAAGGTCCGTTTCAACGGTGCCATGATCCCTGTGCTCCCATTCAATCTGATAGAGCACGGCTGGCTCATGACCGATCAGCCCCTGATCGAAACCCGTCAGCGAGTTCTCATCCGGTACGGACATGTTATCTATCCCGTAGAAATCCATGAGTCTTTCCACCGAGAATACAACCAGATCGAAACCATTTTGGCCAAGATCCCCGGTCGTTCTGGCAGCTTCAATTCTGACATGAAGATCGTGTTTCAGGCACCAGCCAGCGAGATTTCGATCACGCCCAGTCGTGAGGCTTTGTCCATGCAGGAAGGCACGGTGGCTATCATCGGTGCCATGCTGAAAGACTTTCTTGGCGTAGCCCTGCCTCGCATCGAGTCGGGCTGCAACAAGGTCATGGTGGACAGCATCAACAATGTCTGGCTCACTAGCGCCCCGAAGGTCATCTTCGAGACCAAAGACAAAATCCCGAACGCCCCCGGCGACCGTGACATCGAACCGATTGTCACCAACTTCGAGCAGTTCATCGGTCGATACGCTTCCGCCAAGTACCCTGATTACAAGGGCTTCAAGGAGCGTGAGCACCTGCATCGCATTGACGCACTCATAGAAGCTGGCTTCGGTGATCGTAGGCTCTTCAAGAGCTTCCGTGCTGAGCTGTCAAAGCACTTCAACGATCCGAAAGCCAAAAACCAATGGAGCTACATCGATCCCGGCAAGGGTTGGTTCCAAAAGAACCTGATGTGGCCTCTCGTCAAAGGCCTCATGGCCGATCCCATGATGCACGAGGACAAGCTGTTCCTTCGTGGTCGCAACCGTGATGAACGCTGGGGCGACATCAAGCTGTTCCGGCACAGAGAGCTGCCTGATCGCAAGCTGTGGGGCTTCCTGAAGTTCCTCCGTAAGATTGTGATCCTTGCTCACAACAGGATCGATGTCGAAGATCGGGCATCAAACTTCCCGATCATGAAGCACTGGCTCGGCACCACCGAAGATGTGTTCGTCTACACGGTGGCTCGCTCACCCAAGAAGGTCGAAGCAGCTCTGGAGTTTTTCCAGAAGCGTGGTTTTGTCGTTCTGGATCTCACTAAGGCCCAGCCTTGGGAGCATGTCGAAGCTGCTGCTCCTCAGCCTCGTGAATACCCTGTGGCTCCTCGCCGCAAGGGTCTTCCGAAAGTGACCTCGGTACTGACCATCGCCGGTCTGATCGACCTATCCAAACCTGCAACGGTGACTGAAGATCTTGTGAGCGAACCCAAGTTCGTGATCAAGTACAGCCCCAAGGCACAGGAGAACTACAAGTTCGAGCATCATTCCCAGTCCGTCTCGTTGTTCATCATCAACGAGTGGGGGGATGAAGGTGGCTTCGTCGTCAACGCGAACCAGCAGGACAAGTACGTGGGAGCTGGAGCTATGCTCTATGTCGATTTCGTCCTCGAAAAAATCCACGCCCAGCTTCTGACCAATCCCTGCATCCGGGCTTCACTGCCGTTCATGTGGAACCGCAGCGATGTGATCATGAAGAAGGCCTATGGCCGTTTCGATTATTCTCGGGAGCACAAGCTCTTGGGAGCGGTCTACGCAGACAAGGATTTGGTCGAGTATTTCGGGTTGGTTCAAACCATGACCGAGAAGGACAAGATGTACCTGACCATGTGGCAGGAGTTCAAGTCCGAAGGCCTGCGGGGAACCAAGGGCTTCTACCAGAAGATCGAGGAGCTTCTCGCAACTTTCTTGGTGGACCAGAAGGTTATGGATCTGTTCGATCAGGTCCGGAAATCAGACGTTCTCCAAGTCTTTGACGAAAGTTTCTTGGAGGAAGTCCTCAAAAGTGCTACCAAGGTCACCCCGCAGCGACGAACCTTGATCCGTGACATGCTGCTCAACGCAATCGAGGCTTAAATCATGACCCAAATTCGTGTCATTGCTGCTGTGGTCGATAAGACCCAGCTCACTCTCTACCGTGAAGACGGTACTACCTACACCATCCCTCAGGGTGACAAACGGCTTCTGCCGATCCTGAACGAAGTCACCCCCATCGTCGAAGCTGGCATGGTGGCAACCGTCACCATCCATGCACCGCAGGCAGCGTCCAAGGACACCACCTACGCCGACTACGAAAAGAAGGCCGGTGGCTTCACCCGCTTCTTCCGTGTGCTCAAGCACAAGGTCACCTCCCTGCTCATCGGTGATGAGCTGGAAGAGCCGGTCATGCACATCGATCCGACTACCGTCGGCACGGTGCCGGGAACCAAGTTGCAGGCAGCCATTGCCGACATCATGGCTCATGCTGAGCCGGTCACCTCGGAAAACTACAACGAGGCTGACACCACCGATGATCACACCATCGTGGCCGTGGTCGATGACGGCAAGGGCAACAAGGCGGCTGTGCCGGGCGTCGAAAGCGTCAAGCGTCAGATCGCTCACGCCACCAAGTTCGACAACACCAAGGGCATGGAAGCATTCCTTCGCCGTCTCGGTGCTGCGATCTCCAAGCGTGAGCACACCGTCGATGACGTACTCCGGTTCATGGACCTTGGTGATTTGCCTCTGGCTGATGATGGCACCATCATCGCCTACAAGGTGCTGACCAGCAACGGCAAAGGCAAGGAAGCCACCACGTTCTACGACTGCCACACTCGCCGTGTGCCCCAGAAGGTCGGCTCGTTCGTTCGTCAGGACGAAAAGCTGATCGATCCGAGTCGTCGTACCCAGTGTTCCACTGGGCTGCACATTGCCCGTCGTGGCTATCTCACCGGCTTCCCCGGTGACATCATCGTCATGGTGAAGATCAACCCCGAAGACGTGATCGCTGTGCCTCATGGTGAACCGAACAAGGTTCGGGTTTCCGGCTATCACATCATCGGCAAAGTGCCTTCGACCGAACATGGCACCCTTCGCAGCAACACTGCGATGCAGGGAACCAATGCCCTGAAGCTGCTCACCATGGCCATTCAGGGTGATCACATCGGCATCACCGAATACGTCACCATTGGGGGAGCTTCTGGCTCCAACGTGGTGGTCACACCTGTTGAGGGTGCCAGCACAATCAAGCCTCAGATCAAGAAGGAAACTCCGGTCACCCCGGCTGTTCCTGATCCGGTCAAGGTGGAACCAAAGAAGCTCGATGCTCCGGTCGTCGATCCCAAGAAGATCGCTGCCACTCTCACGGAGCAGCGTGCTGCCAAGGGCAATGCTGCACCCACCAAGGCCGATCAGGCTCGTGCCCTGTTCACCACGAACAAGATCACCGAGCTGTTCGCCTTGAAGAAGGCAGCCAAGAAGAGCTGGGAAGCTCTCGGCTTTAGTGCCGAAGAGACCACCCTGATCCTCTCCACCAAGGATGGCCAGTCACCTGTGACCAATGGCCAGCCTGAACCCGTCAACGAACCCAGCGACGCGAAGGTCGCTTCGCCCCCGGCGAAGCGAACTGAGCCGCCGACACCCAAGGAACTGAACATGTCTGGCACTCGTGCTGAAGTCGCCCGCCAGCTCTTCAATGACGCCATCGCTGGCGACAAGTCCCGCTGGGGCAGCCTCTGGCGGCACCAGAAGGAATGCAAGAAGTCGTGGACCATCCTCGGCTTCACCGCCAAGGAGATCGACCGGATCAAGGTCAACAAGCCCGACTGGGCTTAAGCTCCTAGCCTTCCAAGATAACTTGATAATGATCTCCCATCCCTATATAGGGGGTGGGAGATCTTTTCTTGGGAAACACCAAACATGTCCTCAGTTCACAGAGCCAACCGCAAAGCTCATGATGCAGACATCATTCGTCTGAACAGCGTAGGCCTGTCGCTTGCGACCATCGCTGAGCTTCTCGGTTGCCACCACACCACCATTACCCAACGGCTCAAGTCGCTCGGCATTCCACCGGCTGACACTCGTCGGACGTTCATGGAGGATGTGATCAAGAGCCTGACCACGAACCAGACAGATTGGCTCGCTGATCAGCTCGGTCCTCACCTGTCGATTAAGCAGTTCATCACCAACCTGCTGGCCAAGGAATATCTGGCCCAGCAAGCAAAAGGCCACCCCAAACCGTGAGCATCGAAAACACCCTCATCCAGCGGATTGCCAACTGGTTCGAAACCGCCAAACCTGACGAGACCCGCAGCGTCCGTGACGTGCAGGTTCAATTCGGCGTCCACTTCGAAGAGATCACCGAGATGCTTCAAGAGCTTTCGGCTCTCGAACCCGAGACCGAAGTCCTTCTGGCCAAGGCCAAGCTTGCCATGAAGGAGCTGGCTGACCACTTCAAGCAGAGCACCGATGTTGTGTTCATGGTGGATGACAGCAACCACCTCAATCTCCTCGACTCGTTCTGTGATCAGATCGTGACGGCTACCGGCTGTGCCCGCTTTATGGGCTACGACATCGCTCCGGCTCTTGCTGAGGTCGATGCTTCCAACTGGTCCAAGTTCATCGACGGCCAGTGCATCAAGGATGCCAACGGCAAGATCGCCAAAGGTCCGGACTATTTCAAGGCCGACCTCACTCCCTTCATCAACTGAACAATTAGTGGCTCTGGTGCTCAGGCATCAGGGCCACAGTTGTGTCTAGGAACCAGAAATGGATCAAGAAACCTCACCGTCTCTCAACAAAGAGCAGAAAGAAGCAGCCGACGGCTTCTTCCAATTCTTGCTTGGCCCAAACAAGGAGATGGGTATCACTGGCCCCGGTGGCACCGGCAAGACTTTCTTGCTTGGCCACATGATCGACCAGATCCTCCCGGTCTATTTCGACACCTGCAAGATGATGGGAATCCCCCCGATATATGACAGCGTGGCGATGACCAGCACTACCAACAAGGCAGCCGAGGTGCTCAGCACCCAATGCCTTCGTCCCACCAGCACGGTGCAGAGTTTTCTCAACCTCAAGGTAACCGAGGATTATTCCACCGGTCGAAGCTCACTTACCAAGACCCGCTCATGGGAAGTGCATCGCAGCAAGATCCTTGTCGTCGATGAGTGTTCACTCGTCGATACACCGCTGCACAACATCATCCATGAAGGCACACAGGACTGCAAGATCGTTTATGTTGGTGACCATTGTCAAATGGCCCCGATCACTGAGACGATCAGCCCTGTGTTCTGCAACAACATTCCGTTCTGGCATCTGTCGGAACCAATGCGGACCAGCATCCCTGAGCTGCACGCCCTCAACAAGCAGCTTCGGGTAACCGTTGAGACAGGACAATTCCTACCGATCCAGATCGTCCCCGGCATCATCGATTGGTTCAACGATCAGCAGATGCAAGCTGCTGTCCATGCCCAGTTCAGCCAGCAAACGCTAGATGCCCGCATCCTCGCTTATACCAACAAACGAACGGTCGAGTACAACGACCACATCCGTGGTTTGCGTGGGCTTCCTGACGAGTTTACAACCGGTGAGTTTCTCATCAACAACAACGCTGTACCCCTCAAGGGCTACATGCTGTCGGTTGAAGAAGAGGTCGAAATCCTCCGGATGTCGCCCCACACCCACCGGCATATGATCGACACATTCAACGGTGAAGACATCTTCATCGACGTCTACGACTGTGACGTTCGTAACCGTCTGGGCATGACGTTCACCAACGTCAGGATACCAAAAGACCGAAACCACTTCACTGCCATGGTCAAATGGCTGGCCAGCCGCAAGGACTGGGCCAAGATGTACAATCTGAAGAAGCAGGTTCTGGATCTTCGCCAGCGTGACAGCTCGACTGTCTACAAAGCCCAAGGCTCGTCCATGGACACTGTGTTCATTGACGCTGCCAATATCAGCACCTGCCATAACCCATCGCAGGCTGCCCGTATGCTCTACGTGGCTGCTTCCCGTGCCCGCAAACATGTGGTCTTCTACGGAGAGCTGGCCGAGAAATATGGCGGCCTCAAGCTCTAGGAGCACGCCATGTCCACCATCAAAATGCCTGCGACCAACACCTCGATCTTCAAGGTGATCCAGCATCTGACCAAGAGCCTGTTTGCTGCTGAGCATCGTCGTCTCGACAAGACGATAGCCCAGCTCATCCGTCGCAACAACGAGATGACCAGCACATCGGCTTCAGGCTTCCTCTACTATGGGGAATACTACACGGCAGAGGGCTTCCAGACCTCTCCGGGTGCCCCAAAGGTAACACTCCACGAGTCGCTCGACGAGGAAATGAAGTGGCACCTCAAGGACAGTCAGCAAATCACCGAGGATCAGGCACTGATTTCCCAGATCATTTTTAAGCTGGCAAGCCCGGCTGAGAGCTTGCAGGAGATGCGGGATACGCTACCTGACTGCCTCTCTCAGATGATCCCTGCACTGGCCAGCTTACCCCGGCACAACGAAGTGGGCTACACGCTTCGGTCTGACACCCGTGGCAGCCGACAGTTCAACGATCTTCTGCCCAAGATCGAAATGTATTCCGCCGCTCGCTTGCTCTACTAAGGGTTGCTCTCCAGATGCAGTACGCCTTTTTCTCCGACACCGAGCAGGCTACCTACAAGGTCTGCCTCTTGGTTCCCGTGATCCGCAAGGAGGAAATCCGTCAAGTCTACCTGACCGACACAGGCATAAACCCCAATGACCTCATCGTCATTGCCTTGCACTATGCCGAGGGCAAAAAGAAAACTTCCATGACGGAAATGCGAGCCTTCATCACTGAAGAGCTGGCACCCGTTCTGGAAGACCTCAAAGTCGAAGCAGTCATCTGCTCAGACGGTGAGTATTTCAAGGCGTTCACCAAGGCTGCCAAGATCGAAGCCAACCTTGGCTACATGATGGACAGCTTCTTTGGTTCATTCAAAGTAGCCTACGCCCCCAGCTACACACAGATCTTTTATAACCCTGAGCACACTCGGGCCAAGATCACTCAAGGCCTCGCCGCTATCACCAGCTTCCTTGCTGGTGATTACGTTGCCCCCGGCAACGATGTGATCAAGTTCGCTGCCTATCCCAACACGGACAGCGAGATCGAATGGTGGCTACTCAAGCTGCTCAACTCACACAAGGTGCTGACCGCTGACATCGAAGCATTCAGCCTGAAGCACTATGACGCAGGGATCGGAACGATCACGCTCTGCTGGAACCAAGGAGAAGGAATTGCTTTTCCCGTGGACTACGTGCCCCACAGCAGTGTCTCCCCTCGGGTAGCAGAAGCCGACAGCACCTACGGCTTTCAACAGAAAAACGAGCATCGTCATGCCATGCTGCGTCAGTTCTTTGAGCTGTGCCATCAGCAGGGCATCCGGCTCATGTGGCACAGCATCGGCTACGATGTGTACGTACTGATCTACCAGCTTTTCATGAAGCATACCCTCGACCAAGAGGGCTTGCTTTATGGTCTGGAAGTCATGCTTGGCGACTCAGGCAACTGGGACTGCACCAAGCTAATTACTTATCTCGCCACCAATTCCTGTGCTGGCAACAAGCTCGGTCTCAAAGACCAAGCTCAGGAGTATTCCGGCAACTATGCCATGGATGAGATCAAAGACATCCGGAAGATCCCTCTACCGGATCTCCTCCAGTATAACTTGGTGGACGGACTAAGCACTTGGTACGTCTACGACAAGCACTGGAAAACCATGGTAGCTGAGCAACAACTCCCTGTTTACAAGGAGTTGTTCCAGCCTTCCATGGTAGACATCATCCAGATGCAGCTCACCGGTATGCCGGTGAACATGAAACGTGTGCTCGAAGTCGAACAGCTCCTGCTGGCCGACGAGGACGCTGCCGTTACCACGATCAGATCCACCAACGTGGTCAAGCAATACACCTATCGTCTCAATGAGAAATGGGTGCAGGCGAAGAACGAAAGCTACAAGAAAAAACGTGTGACCATGGTTGACGCCCACGAGGTGTTCAATCCAAACTCAGCTCCCCAGCTTCAGGATCTCTTGTTCGAGTTCCTCAAGCTGCCTGTGCTCAGTCTCACGGATAGCAAACAGCCCAGCACCGATGGTGACACGCTGAAAGCATTGCAGTTCCACACGACAGATCCTGACGTGTTGGCCTTTCTGAAGGCCATGGTGGACTACAAGGCTGTCAACAAAATTATCACCGACTTTATCCCATCGCTGAAGAATGCTCAGCGTGGGAGCGATGGCTGGCATTATTTGTTCGGGAATTTCAATCTTGGTGGAACCAAGAGTGGCCGACTCAGCTCCTCGAACCCTAACCTTCAGAACCTGCCTGCATCCAGCAAGTACGCCAAGCTCATCAAGGAGTGCTTTCAAGCACCGCCCGGATGGCTGTTCTGTGGGCTGGACTTCGCTTCACTGGAAGACCGCATCTCGGCTCTGACCACCAAGGATCCCAACAAACTGAAGGTCTACATCGGCCATGCCGTCTACGCTGTTGACATAGATGGGGTTGTCCATCATATCCGTGATGATGACACGATTAGTTATGATGGAAAAACCTACACAGGGCAACAGTTCTATGACCTTTATGGTTCCGATAGCTCATTTTGAGCGTAAGTATATGATCACCCGAGATGGTAAAATATGGCATCTTGGTAAGCAGGAATGGAAAAACCAAACCCAACTAGACAATGGATACATGAAAGCCGATTTTAAAATGAATGGTAGGTATGACCAAGTTCTAGTCCATCGTCTGGTGGCTTTGCATTTTATACCTAATCCGTATGGCCATCCAATAGTGAACCATAAAGATGGTGTTAAACACCACAACTGGGAAGACAATTTGGAATGGACGAGTGAAGTCGGCAACGCACAACACGCACTCGAAACAGGTCTTCGGGCAGGTTTTATGTCCCACACCGAAAAAACTTCTTTTGTTGTTCGTGTGCTTAAAGGTGAACTCATTCGAGACATTGCATTTGAAATTGGGCGTAAAGAAGAAAGTCTTTCCGGGATGCTCAGACGCCACGCCCAAGCCAACGGGCAAAGTGATCTTTGGAACCACGAAATGAAACGTCGGAGAAAAGATGTCGCAATTCGCAACCTTGAACAGATCAACTCTTGAGATACCAGCAGGTGCAAAAGTTCGATCAGTAACACGAGCAGGCAACACCGACGGCTACGACGGGCATAGCCTACGGGCTTACACCTATTGGCCAGAGAAGATGCCTGACATCGATCCTACATCAGTGGCCAGCATCAATTCCATCGAGAAAAAATACAAGCCGATCCGTCAGGAGAGCAAGGATCCAACCTTCGCCCTCACTTATCAGGGTACGTTCAAAACCCTGATGACCAACTGCGGTTTTAGCGAAGAGCAGGCCAAGACCATCGAAGCCAAATACCATGAGCTATATAAGGTCAGCGACGACTGGGTTGCTACCAAGCTCGACGAAGCAAGCCGTGTCGGATACGTCACGGTGGCCTTCGGTCTCAGGCTCCGTACACCTCTGCTGCATCAGGTGATCCGAGGCAACTCGAAAACACCATTCCAAGCTGAAGCAGAAGGTCGGACGGCTGGCAATGCTCTAGGCCAGAGCTACTGCCTGCTCAACTCTCGTGCTGGCACCGAGTTTAACTCAAAGGTCCGCGCAGGAAAGTTCCGTCTGGACATTAAGCCTTGTGCCCAGATCCACGATGCCCAGTATTTCCTGATCCGAGATGACATTCAAACCGTCACCTATACCAACAAGCATCTCGTTGCTGCGGTGAAATGGCAGGAAGATCCAGCCATCACACATGACGAAGTGAAGCTCGGAGGTGAGTTCGGTATCTTCTACCCAAACTGGTCCAAGGAAATCACTCTGCCAAATGATGCTTCGGCAGAGGAAATCGTCTCGATCATCAACGAGCACCTAGCATAACTAGGGGGAGATTGTTATGCCGTCAGTCCGAAAGGACACTCAGCATGGCAGTCTCCCCTATCAAGTTCAAGCGTGGCTCATCGTTTTCGATCTCGCTCAACATTCCAAGCAGCATCGAAAACGGTGCCTTCTACGGCTGGACCACCAAAGCCCAGATCCGAAAAAAGGATAATGATCTGCCCGACGGACTGATCGCCGATCTGATCTGCCGCTGGGAAGATCCCAATGCTACCCGCAAGCTCATCATCGAGCACAACTCCACCGACAAGTGGCCGATCTGTGACGCCGAGTTCGACGTATTATTCACGTCCCCTAAGGGACAACGCATCCGGTCCAACACTGTGCCGGTCACCATCCAACGGGGAGTGACTCATAATGGCTGAGCCACACGAGCTGCAATTTGCTCTGACCGAAATCGATCTCGACGCCATCGGCCTGTCTGAAATGGAAGTGGGCCTATTCGGATCGCCTTTGGTTCCAACCAGCGAAGCTGGCACAGGCACCGGCAAAGATGGCCGTGAGGTCGAACTTCGCCGAAACGAGTCTGGAACCCTCATCCAATGGCGTTACACTGGTGATGCTCAATGGCGGAACCTCGTCAGCATTGCTGAGCTGGCAGGCCCTGCCGGTACAAACGGCAAGTCTGCCCAGTTCCGGAACAACGGCACCAACATTCAATGGCGTTTGACTGGTGATGCTCTCTGGATCGATCTCGTCGATCTGGATGACATCACTGGTCCCCGAGGCTCCGATGGGACCGATGGTACAGATGGCCGTGAGGTTGCCCTCAGGCTCTCCTCAGGGATGGTTCAGTGGTCCTACGTAGGATCGGGTATCTGGACCGATCTCGTGTCTGTAGCATCCCTTGCAGGGCCTCCCGGTCCTCCCGGATCTGATGGTGCCGACGGCAGTAATGGCCGAGAAGTTCAGCTCCAGAAAAGCAGCACGCATATCCAATGGCGATATGTTGGTGATGCCTCGTGGATCAACCTCGTGGCTCTTACCGAGATCACTGGTCCTCCGGGATCTGGTGGAGGCTCCAGCCTTCCCAGTCTGGTAGGCAAAGCTCTCAAGATCCTTGCCGTCAAAGCTGACGAGTCGGATGTCGAATGGATCACTGCACCCACCGGAACCGGTGGTGGTGGTAGTGGTGGCGCTACAGTGGACCTGCCTAACTATGCCCCCCCGCTTGCCAGCGACTTCCCCATCACCGAAGTGGCGGTGGGGATCACCCTCGCCATTTCCGATACCAAGTCCGGCATGGGCTTCAAGGTTGGTGCCTCCTCCGCAGGTGTTCACTTGGCGATGGCGCTCCGGCCCACGACCAGCACCTTCGCCATGATCGGGCGGATGCGACAGGTAGGCAAATACCAAAACCCGTGGCAGTGCGGGTTCTGCGTGCGCAATTCGGCCAACGGCAGGGTCGTTTCAATCGGCAACGTGTCGCTTGGATCGTCGCAGGTAGTGGAAGTGGATCGCTGGACCAGTTCCACCACCTATTCTGCCAACGTCTATTCTTACGGAACGGGCGTGGGGCTGCACATGCTCCCGAACTGGTTCCGCATCGTGGGGGATGGCACCAACATCACGTTCTACGTGTCTGGCAACGGCTCCGACTGGACGCAGGTGTGGACCGAGACGATTGCCACCTTCATTGGTGCAGTCGATCAAATCGGTATCTTCAACGACAATGAGAGCACGAGCGAACTCACCGGGGTTGTTGATTGGTATGAGGACAGCACGCTGCCCGCGCGCCGTATTGCTGTTGGTGGGGGAGGGGGCGGGGGCAGCGCGTCGTTCTCGGGTTGCCGTGTTAGAAATAGTACAGCGGCGTCTTCAAGCATGGCCGCAAACGTTGACAATCTATTGTCTTGGGATACCGAAGATTTCGACGTGGGTGGTTGGCATAGCACGGTGACAAACCCAAGCCGGTTGACAGTTCCTAGCGGTGTTAATTACGTTGAAGTAACGGGGTATGCATGGTCGCAAGCTAACCGAACCGGGTATTCGGTTCTTTGGTTGCGCCATTATAATTCGTCGGGTGTTGAACAACCCTTGACTATTGGCCTTGGCGCTAGAAATGTAAGTTTCAACGCTGGTAATTTCGCCGCAACCCCGACAACCGGGGTAGTTGCCGTGAACGCGGGAGACTACTTCACCCTAAGCTATCAAGACGGTGACGGCGGCAACCCGAATATTCCAGCCGACCAAATGTGGTTTTCAATACGCGCGGTTGGTTAGCGTTTAACCGAACATTGCGACTTGTTCGGTTTTACCGCCAAACCAACCAAACTTATCTAGTGTTTCGTAAGCCCGTTCGACATACCATTGGCGGTTCAAATCCGCCGGTATGTCGTCGGGCAGTTCCATATGCGCCGGTCGCGTGGTTCCCAGCGTACGTTAGCGAAGATTTCCTCGTCTGGGAGCAGCCAGAAACTAAAGAGTTCCATTGGAATTACGCATAATCGCTGCGCCCCTGAGCCTAAGACTGTGCGTGCAGTAAGGCACCGTAACCGACTTAGATACCTACACACATCTTATGGATAAAGTTCCATGCTGAATCTCCTTACCAACTTGCTAAACCTTGTCCCGAAAAGCTGCCATCAACCGTGTCGATCTCAACGTGACTGGATCAGGTATGTTCGAGGCAGGCTCCTACATGGAAATCTGGCTCGTCGATGACCTTGCCTGATGAACCAAGAAGCCCCATCCATCTAACCATGGATGGGGCTTTTCATGGCTAGACCAGTCAATCCGACTGGGGTATTCTGCCCAACCCTCAAATGGAGACCATCATGGAAACTGCCGATAAGGCTCATTATTTCCTGATCGCTGGCGTGATCTTGTTCGCCCACGTTGATCCGGCAAACCCTGACGCTGAACCGAACATGGGGTCTGCCCCTGTGAATGCTCTCGTCCGGCACGACAGCAAGAACTTCCCGGTTCGCAAGCTGGCCAAAGCCCAGCAGAACCTGCACAAGAGCTTCGTCACGAAGCTGCCTGAGGAGGCCCATGCCACCCTCGGTGTTCACGACATCGTGATCACCAACGTCTCGTATCTCGGTGAAATGACCGAGGAAGAGTTTCAGCAGGAAGACGCTCCGGTCGAACCGGAAGCAGCTCCCGTTCCTGAACGGGTCTGACCTGTGCTGGTTGCTGAAACCAAGGTGACCGGTGGACGGGTGAATTATTACCTCGTCCGAGTGGACCACCCACAACGAGAAGACCAACCGGCATATCAGGCCGAGTGCGAAGACATCATCGAAGCCCTCGAACTCAATCCTGACGAAGCCAACATCTTCAAGGAAATCTGGCGTTCAGCCAATGCCCGAAAGCACAATGGAAAGCCGGGTCATTCGGCTGTCTACGGTGCTGAGAAGATTGTTCATTATGCTGGGCGGATCCTTCATCGTCTGAAAAGGATGACCCCCAATGCAGACCCCTCAGGCTGAGCTGGAAACGCTCAAAGCTGATCTCTTCATCTATTTCCGTAACAAGGATAGACTGAAGGACACCACATCCTACGGGCATCTCAGAGACGAGATGGTCAGGGCTGAAAACCGCCTGCGTGATGCAGTCGGTCTCACCATGATCGCATCCAAGACCTGATAGCTTATCGGTCGGGCGGCAGTTTCTTCGGGGGCTGTCGCCTACCTACCACATTAACTTGGAGAAACATCATGAGGATCACGAACAATTCTGGCATCTCGCTGTCGCTGGCCGTTTGGCTCATCAATGACGACTACGACTATGCCTCCGGCAAGCAGTTCGAAGAATACATCAGCGTGACCACACTGATGCGTCCCACCAAACAAATCGTCTTGGCCCGTCGAGTTCCTTACGAGCTTCAGATCGAAGACGTCGAAGACTACATTTCCCGTGGTCTCGGCCATTCTATCCACCACAGCATCGAGCGTGCTTGGGTCCAGAGCTATCGAGCCAACCTCGAAAAGCTCGGTATCCCTGAGGGCGTCATCAATCTGGTTCGGATTAATCCAACCGACGAGGAACGTCAGGCCATGCCTGATATGATCCCTATCTTCCTCGAACAGAGAGCCTACCGTGAGATGAACGGCGTCACTATCGGTGGCAAGTTCGATCTCGTCGCTGAGGGCCACGTCGAGGACAACAAGAGCACCTCAGCCTTCGGCTGGCTGTATGGAACCAGAGACGATGAAAACCGCCTCCAAGGCTCCCTGTACCGCTGGATCGATGCTGCTCTGCCGATGCCTCGGATCACCGAGGATTACATCCGGGTGAACTACATCTTCACCGACTGGCAGAAGGCAGCCGCTCGGCAGAACCCCAAGTACCCACAGAAGCGTGTCGAGCACAAGGACATCAAGCTGCTCTCGCTTGAGGACACTGGGCTGTTTGTGAAGGCCAAGCTCTACGACATTCGGAAGACCATGGACCTTCCCGAGAACGAAATGCCTGAATGCACAGACGAAGACCTGTGGCGTTCAGAGCCGACCTTCAAGTATTACGCCGATCCCGAGAAAGCCAAAGATCCCAACGCCAGATCGTCTAAAAACTTCGACACGCTGGCCGAAGCCAATGCCCACAAGGCCGAGAAGGGCAAGGGCGTTGTCGTAACCAAACCCGGTGAGGTCAAACGCTGTGGCTACTGCCAAGCTGCGCCGATCTGCGAACAGAGAAAGCGTTATTTCAATGACTGACATGATCGATCTGACGGGTGTGGAACATCACCCAGCTATCGCTGAGATCGTCGAGCTGCTCTGCAACAAAACCCAGAATACCGACACCGGCTTTTTCCAAGTCGAGGTTGGTTTCTTCCTTGGCAAGATGGCAGCCAGCCAACGAGCTTCCATCATCACCAAGGATCGTGGCGAGATCCCGGTGAACATCTATGCTCTGGCTCTGGCCACCTCTGGCTTCGGTAAGGGCCACTCCGTGAACATCATGGAAACCGAACTCATGAAGCCGTTCAAAAAACGCTTCATGGAGGATACGTTCCCCGTGATTGCTGAGCAGAACCTTTGGACCATCGCCAATGGGCGTGCAGCCCGGAATGGCACTGACCCGCAGGAGGAGTTCGAACGAGCCGAAAAAGAGTTCAAGTCTGCCGGTGCCTATCCCTTCACCTTCGACTCAGGAACTCCCCCTGCTGTCAAGCAGCTTCGCCATAAGCTGCTCATGTCTGCCTGCGGATCAATCAATCTACAGATTGATGAAATCGGTTCAAACCTGATTGGTTCCACGGACGTACTGACTTTGTTTTTGGAACTCTACGATCAGGGCATTGTCAAGCAGAAGCTCATCAAGAACACCGCTGACAACCAGCGTGGTGAGGAGCTGGACGGCAAGACCCCAACCAATATGCTGCTGTTCGGCACACCTGCCAAGCTGCTGGATGGTGGCCAGACTGAGGAGCAGTTCTACTCGTTCCTCGACACCGGCTATGCACGCCGTTGCATATTCGGTTGGGGGCAGCAGGATCGCAAAGCGTTCAATTCCATGGACCCTGCCGAAATCTATCGGCGGCTCGTGGAACCAGCCAACAACGAAGTATCAAATAAGTGGGCTGCCCAATTCCACCGTCTCGCTGATCCAGCGATGTACGGTTGGAAAATGAAGCTGGCCGACGACGTGGCCATTCAGCTTCTCACTTACCGGATCGCTTGTGAGCGGGCTGCCGACGGCATGGCTGAGCACGAAGAGATCAAGAAGGCTGAGCTGAGCCACCGATACTTCAAGGCTCTCAAGCTCGCTGGGGCCTATGCCTTCGTAGACGAGAGCAACGAGGTCGAGATGGGGCATCTCATGTCGGCCATCCTGTTGGTCGAAGAGTCGGGTGCGGCTTTCCAGTCCATCCTGAACCGTGAAAAGACCTACGTGAAGCTGGCCAAGTTCCTCGGCGACATCGGTGAGGAACAGACCCATGCGGATCTCCATGAAGCCCTGCCGTTTTACAAGCAGGGCAACGCAGCTCGGAACGAGATGATGACCCTCGCCACGGCGTGGGGCTACAAACGGCATATCATCATCAAGAAGACCTTCGTGGATGGCATCGAGTTCTTCAAGGGCGAGAAGCTCAAGGAGACCAATCTGAACGAGATGACCGTCTCGTATTCGGATCACTGGGCCTACAACTATGGGGCCGAGTTGGTTCCTTTCGATCAGCTCCATCTGATGACACAGGCCAATGGATACCACTGGTGCAACCACCAGTTCCGCAACGGGCACCGTGCTGAAGAAAACGTCATCGCCGGGTTCAACATGATCGTCATCGACGTGGACGGTGCCTGCCCATTGGCAACCGTTCATGATCTCCTCAAGGAGATCAAGTTCATGACCTACACCACTAAGCGTCACCAGATGTTCGAGGGCATCGACGAACGTGGTGAGGACATCGTGGGACCGGATCGCTTCCGGCTCATGATCCCGATTAATTACAACCTCCAGCTCGACAGCGACGAATACAAGGAGTTCATGAACTCGTTCATGGCATGGCTCCCTTTTAAGACTGACGAGTCGGCCAACCAACGAGCCAAGAAGTGGGAGAGCTTCGACGGCGAATACCACTACAACTTGGAGGGTGAGATCCTCGACGCCCTCAGCTTCATCCCCAAGACCTCGAAGAATGAGGCCTACAAGAAGGGTATGCAGCAGCTCGAAAACCTCGACAATCTCGAACGCTGGTTTGCCCAACGCATCGCTATGGGCAACCGCAACAACCAGATGATCAAATATGCCCTCGCTCTCATGGACGGCGGCATGGATCTCATCTCGGTCCAGAAGCAGGTTCATGAGTTTAACAAGAAGCTCAACAACCCGCTGACGGAAGACGAGATCGACACCACTATCATGGTGACGGTCAATAAGCGGTTCGAAAAGAAGAGCTGACCGTCAGGCTCGGGCAGGTTGTTTCTTGGTTCAGACCTGCCCGAGCTATCGCTGGAACCAAGCAAAGGGAACACCATGAGCGACAACCCAGAGTTCAACGATCAGATGATCCTGATCGGTGGCGTGTCCGGTGCTGGTAAATCAGCATCGCTCCGCAACATCCGGAACCAGAAACGCTGGCTCTATTTGAATACCGAAGCTGGCAAACGCCTGCCGTTCAAGAATGATTTCATCACCGTCCGGGTCTCGGATCCCTACCAGATCCATGATCACGTCGATGATGCTATCCAGAATATCGAGCACGTCGATGGCCTGATCATCGACTCGTCCACCTTCATGATGGACATGTTCGAAACCATGTACGTGATCGGCCAGCACGACACTATGAAGGGGTGGGCAAATTATGCCCAGTTCTGGAAGGTGCTCATGCAGCAGAAACTGGTGCAGTTCGGCAAGCCGGTGATCATCATCGCTCACGTCCTCGAAACCTACGACGAGGCATCGCTGAGCTTCAAGAAAAGTGTCCCCATCAAGGGGGCACTGAAGAACAACGGTGTGGAAGCCTATTTCTCCACCGTCGTCGAAGCGACCAAGGTTCTCCTGAAGGATCTGACCAAGTACGATCCGAGCCTGTTCACCATTTCTGAGGATGAGCAGGAACTCGGGTTCAAGTACGTGTTCCAGACCCGTCTGACCGGAGCCACGGTTGGAACCCGCATTCGTTCTCCCATGGGCATGTTCACCAAGGATCAGGCCTATATGGATAACGATGCCCAGCTTTTGCTGGACCATCTCCACAAGTTCTACGACACCTGAGCCAATCAGAAAAACCGTAGAGAAACAGAAGAAAGACATATCACATGGGCTTGTTTGGAAATCTCGGGACCGAAGGTCTTGAAGAAAAGGAAGATCGCGTCGGCGGTGGTTCGTACAGCCGGGAAACCGACATTTACGAACTGGCAGTCAAGGTTGCCTATGCTGGCAAGTCCGACGGCGGTGCCCGGTTCGTGGCCTTCGTCTTCGCCGACAATGACGGCAAGGAGTATCGGGAGACGTTCTACGTCACCTCGAAGGCTGGCAACAATTACTACATGGCCAAGGACAAGGACGGCAAGGAAACCGGCAAGAAGCGTGCTCTGCCCGGCTTCGATGCTGTCAACGACATCTGCCTCGTCACCACCGACAAGGAACTGAGCCAGCAGACCGACGAAGAAAAGACGGTCAAGATTTGGGATGCCGATGCCAAGGCAGAGCTGCCCAAGTCGGTGCCGGTCCTCGTCGAGCTGCTCGGCAAGAAGGTCTATCTCGCCATCTACAAGCGTTTGGAAAACAAGTCCTCGCTCGTGAACGGCAGCTATGTCCCCAACGCTGATACCCGTGACGTCAACACGACTGAGAAGGTCATGCACTTCCCCACGAAGATGACCGTCAAGGAAGCTACCTCAGGGGCTGCCGAAGCTGTGTTCCACGACTCGTGGCTCGAAGCCCACAAGGGCAAGGTGCAGGACAAGCGGACCATCAAGGATGGTGAAGCTGGCCAGTCCGGTCGTCCGGGCCGTGCTGCCGGTGCTCCCCCGGCTTCCGGTGGTGGGGCAGCCCCAGCTCGCAAGAGCCTGTTCGGCGGCTAATACCAACCGAATACTTACTTGCCCATCAGGGTAAGTTGGAGTAGGAGTGGCCCCTCATTCTCTGAGTGAGGGGCCTCTCTGTGTGGACTGTGATACTTCCGACATCAATTCAGTATGGGGTGAAGAAGCCTAAGCCATTCTACCTCAACCTGAACAACTATCGGAATGCTCCGTACCACTTACTCAGTGACATGAAGGTTGCGTTCTCGGAAATTGTAAGCCCCCGAGTAACACACCTACCGCCGATGGATCTGATCCGCATCAGCTACTACTTGTTCACTGGAACCAGACAGATACCTGATGTGGCTAACGTCTGCTCCATCGTCGATAAATTCTTCTGCGATGTCCTGACAAAGCAGGAGATCATTCCAGACGATAACCCCAACCATCTCTCAATGGTGGCCTACGGTTTCGGTGGATATGAAAAGGGCCAACCCAGAGTGGAAGCCGTCATCGAACGGCTCCGCTGAACCAAGGAAAAACCTGATGCAAATCATTCTCGTGCAAGCCGAGATCGAAAAGGCACTGACCGACTACGTGCTCGGCATGATCAGCATTCGTGATGATCAGCAGATCACTATCGATCTTTCGGCCACTCGTGGCACTGACGGCTTTAAGGCCCTCATTGACATCGTGCCGCTCGGTCAAGAAGTCCTCGTAGAGGAACCCACCACGCTCGACATCGCTGACAAGATCGCTGATGCCAAGGCTGAAGCTGCTCCTGTCCGTCGTACCCGTCGGACTGCTGCTCAGATCGCAGCCGACAACGCTGCTGCTGCTGAAGCAGCCGCTGAGGGAAACCCCCCCACGACCGACGCTGTGAACGAGGACACCCAGCTCGCTGGGGACGTGTCCGAGGACAAGATCCTTGGAACCGACACCAGTGGCTCGATCACTTCGACTTCTTCGACTGCGACGACCGCTGCATCCCCTTCTGAGGATGAGCCGGTGGTTGAAGCTGAAGCCGAAGCTCAGGTCGAAGCAGAGGCTGAGGAAGCTCCGGCTCCTCGCCAGTCGCTGTTCGGCAACCTCAATGCCGTGAAGAACTGAGCCTATGGCCCGGCTCCTCATCTACGTGGTGATGATGTTCGGGCTATGGCTGATGCTCTCTGGAGCAATCGTCTCCATGGCACCCTATATCGCAGCCGCGATAATCTTCGGGGTGCTCTGCTTGTTGCTCTCCAAGGGCAAGCAGAAGCCTCCTGAATAGCGAGAACCCCCTGTGATGATCCACAGGGGGTTTTCAATTGGACCAATTACCAGATGAACTGGTGAACCGGCAGCAAGCCCGGTGCCCTCACCGCCATACCAAGCCCAGTGGACCAGCCCAGCTTGTTCTCAAACAGGCTATACCAGAGGTTGTCCGTCAGAGGCAGACCAGTTCCACGGATCGGCATAGGCATCGCCATCGCCATCAGCGAATGCACCGGGTTATTTCGGATCATGCTCAGAGCCACCTTGGCCGAGCGGATCTTGAAGTTGTAGAACCAGAGCAGACCGATATTCTCCAAATAGGCACGGTCACGACCGGGCAGCCGGTCATAGTTCACGAACTCCTCAGTGATCTGCTTCAGAGCCTGCTCAGTCGTCTGGCCCTTACGCTGGGTCAAGTCATCATAGAGCACAGCCTTGGCCACGAAATCACCATAGGCAACACTCTTCTGAAGGGCACGGAACAGTGCCGTGTCTTTGGACAGCATATAATACCGACCAGCCGTCTGGACGCTCTTAGGCAGCTTGCTGACGGCCTTCTCGATATATTCGCCCAGACGGCCTTCCGACAGGGCGATGTCCTCACGAGAACCGGCATCCGAGATGTGACTGAACTCACCAGCTTCCAACAACGGCCAGATGCTCAAACGCTTATGGCTGTCCTTGATGGTCTGGATCTCAGCTTCAAGACGCTTCCGATCAAGGATGCTATCCGTAGCCAGCAACTCAGCCTCAGCTTCGATCTGACGGATACGGGTCTTGTGCCAGCTCTCAATCTCAGCAATCTTCTTGGGGATAGCCCGGAAGATATGGGGAGCAGGCACACCCCGACCAATGAGCTGCATCACATTGCTGGCAGCATTTGCCATCGGAACGATGATGCTCTTGACCACCAAGATAACTCGGGCGTCCATCACAAAGTTCTGAACCACGCTTTCTGCCTTGATGGCATAGCGGTATGCCTTGGTTCCAAACATCTTAACCAAGCTATTCCGTACCAGAGCTTGCACCTCAGGCGACCAACGAGAATTGCCAGTGAACACATCACCGATGCTTGCCTGACGATAGCCGATGGCATCATCCACCATATCACGACGGACCCAGAAGCCTTCCGGGAACCGAGCGTCGATATAGTCCTTGGTCTCCTTCGAGAAGATCCGCATTGCATCCTTGTGGATCTTGTCGTTGGTCTGGCTCAGATTGATGTACTGGTTGCTCTTTCCAGCCTTGCGGTCCTTGTCGTACATCGTGCGAAGAGCATCGATCAGTGTTCGGTTGAGCTGGTTCGCCGAGCCTTCTTCAGACTGACGGCCAGAGCGAACGCCCATCATTTCGGCCATGTTCGTGCTGGGCTTCAGGTGAGCCTGAACCAAAGCAGGATCGACAGCACGCTCATATGCAAACAGCGTGCCATTCTGATCGTACACCGGCAGCAGACCAAAGCCAGTTTCAGCCTTGGTGCTCTTGGAAATCTTGAGCACCAGAGCAGGCTCAGTGATCTCGCCAGCCGTCATATCCAGTGAGAACCCAGTGGCCTTGTCCACACCAGACGCCGTTTGGTGGACGTTCTGCATGATGCCCTGAGCGAACGGTGCGTTGCCTGAGATCGACAGGAAGTAATACCCACGATCCTTGGCCGAGGGATCTCGGCTGGAACCAACGAAATCCGACAGCTTCACGTAGCCACGCTGGAGCAGGTTATCCGCACCATTGTTGTGCAGGATATTTAAGCTCACACCGGCTGCACGATCAGAGGGCATGTAGCCTTTCCAGTGGTTGAACTTGGCATTGCCAGTGAGCTTGGGTTTATCCAACTCATCCTGCCCACGCAGGTAGCTGAGCATGAAGTTCAAGCCTTTGCTCTCGGTCTGAGCCAGATCAGCAAGACTGGTCTGAGTATCGGACGAGAGCTGGTTCACAGCCAGCAGCGACACCAGATGATCGATAGCTTCGATCATTTCAGCCGACGTGTTCACGTCAGTAACAGCCTCGTTCAGCAGGTGAGCGATGGCTGTGGCATTGCGAAGCAGGTTGGTGCTCTGCGTCTTTTTGCTAATCATAAAGCCTGCCAGCTCATTGGCTTTTGTCTCGATCAGCTTGCCATTGTTAGGCGACAGCTCATTGATCTTGTCCACCAAGTTCTTGATAGCAACATCCCGAGAGGCCTGCTTGCCCAGCACATCCAGCACCTGCTCGATATTCATCGACGACAGCAGCGAAGCCAGACCAGTCTGGCCAAGCCCCTGATGCAGATACGTCTGCTCAGCATCGGTAAGCGTCCGGCTGAACTTGCTGTTCACGATCTTCGGAAGCTGCTCACGGAACTGCTGACGAATGCCGTTCACCCAAGTCCGAGCAATCTTGATCATGTCGAAAACTTCACCGTTCTCAGCAGTCCGTCCTATCAGATCCTTCAAGAAATTGAACACCGGCTCAGACAGCTTGCTGCCATTGAGCTTGCCCATCAAATTAGTAGCAGCAGCTCGACCGTCTTCTTCGTTGAGCATCTTTGCAGCCACGTCCAAAGCCTGAGCCACCCGGATCGAAACCTTCGAGTTCGGGCGGGTTTCCTGCACATGCTGCACGAGGTTCTCGGTCTGACTGCCGAGCCACTTTACACCGTCCACGACAGCTTGGTTCACACGGTCAATGCCGTCACCAATCGGGTTGGTGAACTTCTCAATGAAGAGCTGACTGTCAGCATTGGTCTGAAGCATCTGCTCAACCAATCCGTCCAACGAAGCCTGAATGTCAGGCGTGCGAACACCCTCACCGGAGACCCAGCGAGACAGGTTGTCCATGCTGGCGTCACCGAGATTATCCAGAATGTTGTCTACAGAGTTCCAGCCCACATACTTCGTCTTGGGCATCGGCATCTTCTTGAGGATCTCCCGGAACTCCTCGTTAGTGGCAGCCAGAGCCACAAACGCAGGCAACACCAGAGACCGACCGTAATTGTCCTTCTTATCCTTGAACCGGCCCATGATCACGTTGATCTTTTTGGTGGCCTGTTCGATGTCGTTCGGGTCATTCTCTTCTGGGTTACGGAGGAAATCATCCACCGTCAGATGCTGGCCTACATGAGCAAACATCTCCTGCAACCGAGCAGTGCTATTCGGATCGAGCTTCGCATTCGTGGACATGATGGCCACAGTATGCAGAAACGCCATGTGCTCCTGAGCCGTCATCCGGAAACCAGCGGCTTGGAACGCCTGAGACACAGTGCTGCCCGGAGCCAAAGACGACCGGACATCAGCATTTCGAACTTGCTCCCGAACAGGATCCACGTTCACATAATCACTGATCTTGGTTTTGATCTTAGCCAGCAGATCGCTTGCTCGCTTGCTTTCACCAAAACCGGGATCTTGAAACAACAACACATTAGCCATCGTCTCGGCAGGATTGCCTGAGCGAAGAATGATGTTCGTGTTGAACCGCAGGTTCGTGAACATGTCATCCTTGACGGCAAACGAACGCTTGCCACCAAAGATCAGAGCCTTGATCGCCTGCACCACAGACCGAGCCAACTTCAGAGCCGGATTGACCTTGGTCGCCTTAAGCTGCTGAGCGAGATCAGCATTGGCAAGTGCCCATGCCATGAACTCGTTCAGTTCACCTGCTTGGTTCCCGACAGAAGCCTGTCGTTCCATCTCGTCCAGAGCAGCCTGATAAGCGTCCCCTGAGAGGCTCTCAGCCTTGAACTGGGCCATGAGACCCTGAAGCCGCTGAACGGCCTGAGCAAGCTCCGGAGAGGTATCTGAGCCATCAAAGAACGCTTGCAGCTTCTGGTAGGTGCCAGCGTGGATCAGCTCGTGAAGCATCGTTTCAGGATTTCCATCCACAACGAAGATGGTCTGCGAAGACGGATCCACGAAGCCCATGAAATTCGAACGAGTGCTGGGCACCATGATGCCCAAGTCAGTAGCACGATTGATCAGCTCCTCACGGGTGCCAACGTAGATCTCAAAATCATTCGCAGCACCCGAACGGATCACATCCCGGAGCAGAGCACGGGTCTGGCGATCCTTCGTGATCTTGGTGATCTGCTTCTCAAGCAGCTTGCCGAGCAGCTCCACAGACGCAGTTTTGAAAGAGAGCTTTGGGGCTTCCGGAGCTGGACTCGTTTCAGCTTCCGGCGTGGCCGGAACCTGATCCTCGCGTGTCTGGGCCTCTGGCACCTGACTACGCATAATCTCAAGCTGAGCAGCCTTCTGCTCTGCTGAACCAGAAAGGACCAATCCAGTGTTCTGGTGGGGCGAGGCAGCACCTGCCATCTGATCAACTGACGATTGCACACGGGCCATGACAGCCTGACGCTCAGCGATGGCCTGTCCCATTTCAGTGCCAGTCTTGGCAAAATGTTCGAAGGCATTTTTGAGATCGGCATCCGAACGGCTGGGCACGGAGAACCAGTCCGAGAACAGACTCTTCGTCAGTTCTTTCCTGTCATCCTCGTTGAGATCGAGAGAACCAAGATCGAGACCAGACACGAACTGTGAGAACGCTTGGGCCAGCTTGGCCATGGGGTTGTTCTGCCACGAGTTGAACACGGCACGATTGGCCACCCGGCCCATCTGTTCCATCTCAGCAACGCTGGAGTGGATGCCGTCGAAGATCTGCAAGAAGCCTTCGGGCATCTCAGGATCATTCACAGCATTGAGCACGGCTTGGCCATCGCCAGAGCCAATGGTCATTCCGGGAATACCAGCCACACCAGCATTGCCGGGAGTATAGCCCCAAGCCGAAGTCTCGAACTTCTGCTTGAAGTCGTGCCCAAACTCAGTGTTGCCCTCAGTACGCTGGGTCATTCCGAACAGGAAGCTCATGTCCCCTGCATCAAACTTCGGCAGCATGTCCATGACAGACTTGAGCACAGCTCCTTCTTCCTTGATCGACAGGATGTCGTTCTTGGATTTGAAGCCCTTGGCAGCCAGAGCCTTGGCATAGGCTTGCCGGTAGGCAGCCCGGCCAATCAGGCTCCATGCCTGCACCTGTGTTTTCAGCACATGAAGCGTCTGCATCAGATCGGAACCAACAGTCTCCGTGATGCCTTCGACCATGGGGTTCACGTAAGCGTGCAACACATTCTGCCGCATGGTCTTGATAGCTTCAGTGGGAAACTTGAACAGCACCGGATCACCGAAGGTGCCAGACTTCCCAGACTTGATCACATCAGCATAGAGCACGCCCTTGTTGGACGTAAGCACCGTACCTGTAAGACGGTTGAGGTTCTCAACCAGCCGATCAAATTTGATCTGGGCCGATGCTTCGTCACCACCATAAAGCGTCTGGGCTTCGGTGATGCTGGGATCTGCTTCTTTCCGGGCAGCAGCCTCACTCATCATCTCGTAGAATTTGCCCAGCACCTCATCGACGACATTGCCTGCAATGCCGTTGGCACCAGAGCCGTAGATCGTGATGGTCAGCGGGTTCTTCACAGCTCCACGCTTGATTTCCAGCCCATCCTCATTGACGTTCACATCCTTGAGGAACTCGGACAGCAGATCACGAACAGCATCGAACTGCTTCGAGACGCTTCCATCTTGGATATAGTCCGAACGCAGCTTTCGGATCTTTTGCGTCGTGGCAGTGCCTGCCAGACCGTACAGGTCTTCCTGACCCTCGGTAAAATCACCACGCAGGTCGGCCAAGCTCTTGAGCTGCTCACCAACCCAGTAGCCACCACGGGCAATGTTGCTCAGCCACTTGCCAGTGAAGGAACCAGAAGAAAACAGGGCCATGGCGTTCACAACACCGTTGGTCACACCGTCAGCTTCGAAGTAGGTAGCCGTCCGGAATGCCTTGGTATCCTGAGCATTTTGTGACCGGTTCCATTCCATGACAGCGTGCAGAGCCACAGGCGAGTCAATACCCTCGGCCTTCATCGTATCGATGGCCTGCTCGTTGAAACGCAGCTTGCTCTTGTCGTTCAGGATCTTGAGCGTTCCAGTGAAACCAGCCAGCTTGGTGGCCAGTTCTTCCAGAGATTTCTCACGGCTCTGGGTGTGAACCTTAATCCCCAGTGCCTGAGCCAGTCCCAACTGGAACAGCTCGTTCATCTTCGGATCGGTCAGATCCAAAGTGTGCCATGTTGGCAACACTGCTTCACGCATGAGCTTGTTGGACTGAGGATTATCTCGGCCCATCATTTGTTGCCGATTTACCACAGTGGTGTCGTAGGCAAAATACACCGGCACTCCAGCCGGGTTGTTGTCAGAGATAGCCTGTGCTTCAGCCAGCATTCCACGGATCGACCGATACGCCGACTGGATCGTAAGGTTACGTCCCTTCAGGCTCAGCATATGCTGGGCATTGAGACGCTTTGGATCTAGCTTGCCACCACCAAACAGACGAAGCACCATATCTTCGCCCATGTCGATGAGCGTGTCGATGTACGGCATGTTCATCAGGTGAGGCACGTTCTGCTGGGTCTCGATAGCTTTTGTCTGCTTCGCAGACACGCTCACTGCCGAGTTCCGAAGCTGGGTCTTGGCCACAGTCTTAGGGGCCTCACCCACAAAGGTGACCTGCTCCGGATTGATCAGCACAGCAGTTTCGATAGCATTCGGGAATGCCTTCAGAGCCTCAGGGCTAAGGATACGCTTGCCCTTCTTGATGGACCCATCGTCGCCGATCTCGTCCATCGTAAGCGAATACCGATTAAGGTGATCGATTTTCTCGTTCGTGGTGACATCTGCGATGTTCACCTCGTTCACTTGGAACAAGCCACTCTCGACATCGTTTCCGTCCTTACCCGTGATGGTAAAGATCGGAGACGTCATAGCCACAAGGAGTTCCTTGGCCACGGCTTCCAGCAGACCCTCAGCATGATTGCGAGGAGTGGTAGGGTTCTGGTTCAGGCCCCAGAACTTCTGGATCTCACGAGCCAAAGAACGAGAAAGCTCAGCATTTCCAACGCCATAGTTGTTGATCTGGTTCACCAGACCAGAAGGCAGCACAGCGTCAGACGACAGCTTCAAAAGCTGACGAACACCGGCCTCATCAAGATTACCTGTCTTTTGGCTGAGTTTCAGATACCAGTTCAATCCAGCCAGCACTGCCCCTTGGACCAGTGCAGGGTTGTATCGATATTGGCCTTCGTGCTCTTCTACGATATTGAGTGCCTGACCATTGATCCAAGACGTGCCGGAGACCAGACTATGTTTGCTGCCCTCGTTCTTGCTCAGGAAAGTCCTAAGGCTATCGTTCATGGCATCGAGCAGAACACTGCCTACCTTGAAATACTGGGCGTAGGCCGCAGCAACCGACGAGCTAAAATCGCGATTGAGCTTCCCATCAATGAAGTTCTCGAAAGCTCCACGGTCGAGGAGAGCATCACCGACAGCCTGAAGCGGTTGTTCCACACCTTCAGTCCGAGTGGCAGCTTCGGCAGGGAGTTCGAAAGCACTCTGGATACGGTTCACATTGTCCGTCGAGCCAACGAGAGCCGGAAAGAGGTTCTTCAACGAACGCTCCTCAACAACATCGATAGCCGGTTCTACGGCGACGGCGTTATCAATGGGAACCTCAACGGAAGCAGTCTCAACGGGAACAGCTTCAACGGGGGCCTTGTCGGCAACGACAGGTTCACTCGTGTCAGCCTCGTTGGCCGGAGCAGCGGTTTGCTCAGTCGTCTGTGGAACAGCTTCCTGCGTGCTTGCCTCTGTTGGTGAAATAGCTTTTTCAACGATCTGGTTAGCATTACCAACCAGAGCCACATTCAAAGCAGGCGGAACCACAGGGTTGGAACCAAGCTCAGGAAACGCAGTGGCCAGATTGTTCACCACCTCGTAAACCGTGTTCGCTTCAGTGGCGATACGCTGTGCCAATGCCACCGAGTTTGCACTCTTCAGGCTCACATGAACACCGGTTGCCTGACGGACGTTGTTGCCCCCAGCATCTTGCACGATCTTGCCGGACACTCGGAACTTTCCGTTGCCCACATAGCTCTGATACCGAGCAGGATTTGCACTGCTCGTGTTGCCGTCAGTTACAGCACGGTTCAGTGCATCGACCTTATTGGCCATGTGCTCAGCAAAAAAACCCAGCTCTGTCAGCGTAGCCTTGGCAGCATCGGTGTCCCCGGTCTTGATGGCCTCTCGAAAATCCGAGAGATGTTCCATCACAGACTTTTTGCCCAACTGGCTACCATCCTTCGGGCCATTGGTCAGGATCTCCTTGGAGACCTGATCCGAATTGGTCAGCCCGAAATCCTTGCTGGCCTTGGCCGATGCAGTCTGCACACCACGAGCAACAGCCGAGGCACTACGCAGCGTGGTACGCTGTGCAGGTGACAGGTTCACCTTGCCATCATCAGCATGGAACAGCAGCTTGTCTGCCTGATCCGGGTTTACCGTTTCAGGTGCAGTCTCGGCAGCATTCAGCGTATCGGCCAAAGCCTTGGGAGTGAAGTCCGACAGACCCTCAGCAGCAGCCTTGGTGCTGGGATGATTGGCATCCGTCGTCGGGGCCACCATGCTCGGATTGATCACAGCCATTTCAGGAGCTTTCGTCTCCGGATTAACGGTGGCCACAATATCAGTGCCGTTTGCCCGCAGCGTATCGAGTGCTCCTTGGTTCAAAGCCGCAAGGCCACCCGGCACAGACTCAACCTTGGCATCAGGATTAATCGTCTCGATCCGCTGGGCATCTTCAGGCTTGATCACCTCGACACCATCGAGATGACTCATGTCTGGGGCTTTGCTGGCCAATGCACGAATGTGCTCGGCATCGCCTCGGCTCAGGTTCAGAGGCTCTTGGGTCTTGTTATCGAACAGGGTCACCGGACCCATGTTGCCATAAGCATCCAGAGCAATGTTACCCATCGACACCACGTCACCAGTCTTCGGATCACGGACCCGAACGACTCGATGATCACCATCATAGCTGGTGTCCACCATCGACTCGACATGGATGTCACCCTTGGTGGCATCTGTGCGGGCAGAGACAGGGGCAGGAGAAGCGACAGGAGCCTCAGGGGCACTCGTGTCCACCTGAGGAGCAGCATCGCTCACAGGGCTTCCCTGAGGGGAATTGCTGGGTGTATTCCGGCCAAGGAAATCCCGAGCCAGAGCAGTAGCAGTTTTCACAGCAGCCACAGGCACGTTGGCAGCAACGCCCGGTCCTTGGAACGCAGCAGCGGAACCAAGACCACCGATGGCACCCAGAGCGATGTTGGTGCCTACCTGATCAGCCAGCTTCTGATTAGGATCGATCTGATCCTGAAGAGCCTTGTTCTGGGCAAGCTGGGCACTGCCCTCTTGATAACCTTCTTCCAGCGTCTCGGCACCGACTTCACGAAGAGCCTTGCCAAAGCTGTGAATACGGATTGGGCTGCGTTCAAAGTTTGAGTTGAACACCCGGTTCAGACCGGGGATCATCATTGGTGCAGCAGTTGCAGCAGCCTGAATGCTTGCAGCTTCCAGACCGGCCTTGTTGGCCATGTCCTGCTTTTGGGCATCAGTCAGATCGGTGCGACCAGCCAAACTTTGGAGCGATTGCTCCACAGTTTGTTGGTAGGCCGAACCAGCTTCCATCGAGACCATCGAAGCAGGCATCTCTGCTCGTTGGCCCAGACGAATAGCACGCTGGGCCATAGCACTGTCACCAGCCGCAGCAGCAACTCGGCCACCGATAGCCCGGAAGCCTTTGGTCAGCACACCACCACCAAGAAGTGAACCAGCAGCGTTCGCCACAGTGTCCAGCCCCACAGCACTGTTACCACTGAGAGCACCAAAGCTCCCAATGGTATCCTTGGCAATCTGCAAGCCAGTGGCTGCTACACTACCAAACCTTTTGGTGTCGATCTCAGCTTGGGCAGCATTGTCCCGAGCCTGAAGACTGGTTTCAGCCGAGAAGGCTTTCCGAGCAGCATTAAGCTGATCAGACTGAAGCGACTGGGCACCACGAGTGAAATCACCCACCAGCTCAGAAGTCTTCGTGCCCCCAGTAGTGAGAGCATCACCGACTGTTTTGGCACCGAGCTTCTGGCTGACATATCCAGCACCACCCATGCCGAGAGCAGCAATGCCACCAAGCAGGCTGACCGGCGTGCTAAGCACAGTGTTCACGGTATCACCAGCAATCTGGGCACCAGAACGCTGAGTGGTCAGATCCAGACGACGACCAGCAGCACCGCTCTGGAACGCAGCTTCATAATGCTGCCCAACAGCATCACCATATTTGGCACGGAAACCGTCGGTCCCAAGCTGGATGAAATCACGGTCGATCTGGCTGGCACTGTCCAAGCCGGAACCAGTGATGCTCATCTGGACAAGGGAATAACCATCAACTTCAGGAAGAGGCGGCTGCGTAGCAGTCTGGTTGGCAACCTCGGTTGCCTTACGCCATGAGTCGGCGACAGCATTTGCCTGCCGGTTCTTCGAAGCGGTATCAACCTTGTCGAAGATAGTCGGAGCAGGAGCGTCATAAGGCGTAGGCTGCCGGAAGCTGTTATCTGCCTGAGCAGCAGCACCTGCCCATGAAGCGGCAACACTGTTATAATCGCTGGCCATCTGCCACCCCGTTAATTGGATGGCACAGCCATATCATCAGGATTGCCTCAGAGTAAATTGAAAACCCCCGAACCTTGTGAGTTCGGGGGTTTCTTTCAATTCCCTCGGTGGATCGTGAACAGGCTGCCGTTGGTGATGTCATTCCACATCGAGCTGGCCTGTTGACTGAACGACGGCTGAGGAGCTGCCGGGATCGGCTGAGTAGACGGACCCACCTGACGTTTCAGAGCTTCGAGCCGAGCAGCCATTGCAGCATACTTTTGCTGGGCAGTTGTGACTGCACCGGCAAGCTGCGGCTGAGAACGAGCACGGTCACTGATCCGGTTCAGGTTCGCAAGTGCAGCATCAGCTTGGGACTGAGCCGTAGCGATCTGACCAGACGCTGTTGCCAGATCAGCTTCACGAGCCACACGACCTTGAAGGTTACCGGACTTCAGGCCATCGGTTAGTTCCTTGACCATGCTATAATTGATACGGTCACCGTTCTTGTTCACACGAACGGAGTTGCCACCCAGCCAATTCGTGATGCCCCAACTATCATTATTTTCCTGCGTTGCACGCTGGAGAATGATGGCAGCCTGAGCATAGTTCACACGCTGAATACGCTGGCCATTGGCACCGACAATCGTGCCCTGATGAACAATATCATCAAGAGCACTTTTGACGAACTGGCGAGATGTACCAGCAAACCGAGGATTGGCCTTGAGCTGATCGATCACATCGAGTGGGTTGGCATCCTTGGAACCGGCAGCAACGAGATCGTTTGCTTCAGGCTGACCCTGATTTTCCTGACCATGGCGAAGAGCAATGCCAGCCTGCACAGCAGGGGTGGAACCACCACCAACACGACGGCCAAGCACGGCATCGGTGACGGTACGAGCACCCTCGTTCCACCGACGTTCAAGCCATGCCTTTTGGGCAGCCGAGTATTCCTGAGGAGACTTGAAGCTCTTCCAAGAACCATCGACGTTCTTCATGTTCCCGAAATTATTCGGGGCAGCAGGTTTGCCCTCAAGCTGGGTCATATCCAGACTGAGGAACTGACCCTTGGTTAGTGGAGCATCAGTACCAGCACCAGCTTTCTTGGCAATGAGGCCAATCTTGTTCGTGACCGAAGCAGCAGAATTATCCGAAGCAGGAGACCACCCCATGACACGACCATTGTCGGAACCAGTGGCTCCCCCGCCGCCAAGCGAACTGCCACCTGCACCTGCCGGAACACCAACGTCATCAGGCTTGAACAGGCCGGGGAACGTCTCAGCCAAACGACTATAGACGGCAGCCTTGACCTTACCACTCTGGCCCTGAAGCTGGGGATTGGCAAAGACAGCAGCACGGATCGACTCAGGATCGTTCGGATCGCTGCCAGCCATAGCCTGAGCCACAAAGCCAGTGGCGATCTCGTCAGTTCGACGATCATCAGCACGCCAACCGAACTCGGTCTTCTTCATACCGTACTCGCCCCACTGACGAGAGTTCTCGTCCTTGGCTCGGGCATCGGCATTCCATGCACGGGTATCCGTGTTACCAGCAATCGTGAAATCCTGACCGGATTTCTGAGCGTCTTCGAGACCCTTCTGGAACTCAGAAGTGGTCTTGTATCCAAGGCCGCTCACCAGATCAGGGTTCGCAGCCGAGAAGGCAGCAAACTGTTCCTTGGCACCCTTGACGCCAAGACCGATCTGTCGGTTCAGTTCATGAGCCTGAGCCAACAGAGGAGCACGAGTGTCAGCCGTCACAGCCTGATCAAACAGACGAGTGCTGTCCTTGAGAGCCAGCTCCTGAGCAGCCTGTTGTGTGAGCTGGCCGGGACGAGCACCGATAGCAGCAATCGTCTGAGCATTCAAACGAGCCGGGTTTAGCTTTGCCGTTTGAGCAGGATCAGTCAAAGCTGCTTTCAGAGCAGCCGGATCTTGCGTCGTAGCAAGAGCAAGCTGAACCTGATTGTTGTATGCTTCTTTGGCATTATCATCCACACGACCGATTGCATCTCGTGCCCCTCCAAGGGCAGAGTTCAAAAGGCTCGTGAATTGATCATATCCCTTGAGGCTCGTGCTCACATCCGGAGCAGTCATCTCACGCCACGTAAGCTGGGCCATGTGATTACTCCTTACCGGGTAGCCTTGTTGGCAGCGATGTACGCTGCCTGCTGTTCAGGGGTCTGTCCTTCGACGGCGGCACGAGAACGAGCCTTGTCTTCAAGGGCAGTGTTGTAGGACTGGATCTGGTTCTTCAGGTTCGTGTTCAGCACGTCCTTCTGAAGATTGAACTGTTTGTTGGCCAAAGACAGGGAACCAAAGGCACCAATGAGACCACCGATAGTCTGTAGACCTTGCAACCCAAGGTCAATTTTGCCGCCTTTACCCCATGTACCAATTTTGGAGCTGTCATTGACACCACCAAATAGACCCCCAGCACCGGTAACGGCACCGCCATTGCTACCAAAGCCATTGATCGTGGGCAGATTGATCGGCCCAATCTGGGGAATGGCATATGTTGGGTTTACCCCACCATTGGAGCTACCGAACGAACCGATCAAGGAACTGAGGTCAGCACCTGAACCCAGTGTTCCAATCGAGTTGAGATCCATGTTACCCGACATTTCGTACCCCGTTACGGTAAGTCAATAGCGAGGGTCAGCTTGGCGAAGTCTCGGATAAACGCCATTTGCATGGAGATATTATCCGAACCTACCATCTGCGTCCTTGCCAAAAAGACCGAAGGCCTCTCGGGTGTCAGCGGAACGTAGTCCGTCAATGCCATCGCATTGTACTGACCCCTACCATAGCCGATATTCTCTGCATAGAGGCTCTTCAACTCGGCTTGCTTCGACTTAGCTTCATCTTGGAGAACCGTAAGCTGCCGGTTCATGTCAGCAATTGAGGCTTGCACATAGCCTTGAATGCCCTGACCAGCAGCGTTGGACAGCCCCATGATGTTGGTGATCGTGCCGAGCTGGCTGATGGCAGTCGAGAACGACTGACCATTCAGCATTCCAGCCCCAACGGTGATGGCGATAAAGCCAGCAATCGCTCCGATGATGGCACCTAGTTTGTCCCCAAACACCACCACAGCCACAGCACCGATAATCTTAAGCAGCAGTGACGCTGCCACCAGATTAGCCACAGCACCGACCACAAGGCCAGCCAGTCCAGTAAATCCGAGTGCTGCCCCAACGGCAGCATTGGAACCAAGCAAACCTGCCGCAGGAGGGAAATACACACTGATGGCAATGACCACCACGAACAGAATGATCTTGAAAAAGAACGATCCGAAAAAGCCCGTCTTCTTCACCACATAGCAGTTCAGCACGGCGAAGCAGCAAGCTGTCGCCATCTGGGTTCCATGCGTCAACGGCAGCGAATGGTAGATCTCCTTGTGCAACGGGAAAATGAAGCCCGACTCGTCGGGATCAGCAACCGCTGCTTTGAGACCGATCTCAACGAATTTGCCTTTGTAGATATAGTTCCGATGAACCATGCCCACGACGTTCAGGCGTTTCCAGCTTGTCTCGTCTACCTGCCAATTCAGCTCCATGTGATCCACGGAGATGGTCCGGGAGCTGCCCTTCAGAGCTGTCGGAAAGACCTCGGTGCCATTGGCTGTCCACCAGATGTCACCCTTCTTCTTGCCCGTCGTCAGGATCCCTGTGCCGGTATCCTCCGAGATGCTCTGCCACGAGATGCGAATATCGTAGTTGAGGTTCTCCGGCCCAGTACCGTCCGAGCTGATCTTGACCTCGTTGGTCGGGATCGACGAGAACCGGCTGGGCAGCGGCTCAGGCGTTCCGTACAGTGGATCAAGAGGATGGCTCTGGGCATCCTTCCATTGCTTCCACATGTCGTTGCTCGACGCTGCACTGAGCATCGAGCCTTTCCATGCCGTATAATGGCTAGTGTCGTAGAGCTGGCTTTCCTGAAGAGCCTTCAGGTACAGATACATGTAGTGTCGGCAGTCACGCTCGATCACATTCGCTGAGACCCCAAAGACACAATAGACATAATCGATGTCATCGATCTTTTCGTTCTCGGAGATCTTCTTAATAAACGTGTCGTATTTGCCACCAGTGGACTTTTTGTAAGCCTTTTTGGCGATAGGATACAGATCTGGGAAGTTGGTCTCATCGACCATCTTGTTGTCCAGCCGTGCTGGAATGAACGGATAATACTGATCCGTCGGCGTCGTTCGGTGAACGGCTGCATCGATAGCAGGGATGCCAGACAGCAGCTTGTAGATGAAGACCTTGGGGCCTTCAAAGCTGCTGATAGTGATGTCCTGTGTATCATCCCGATAGGATCGGTCCAGCACGATGACCTCTTGGGTCACCGTGGTCACATCGGTCCTCGTCACCCCACCACCAATGCCTGTAGTGGTCGTGTTCGTGCTGACGAAATCAGCGTGCAGGTGAGCCAACTGGGTTCGGTTCTGGATCGTCCGGAGAGACCACGTTCGATCAAGCAGGGGGTCTTTCCCCTGATATTCCACCTTGTCGTAGACTTCGTGGACTTCTGTCCATGAACCAGAAGAGGTGGTGCTGCTGCTCGAAGTCTCGTCAGGTCGCCCATCTGAGTAGGAGGAAACCACCGTCGTAGTCCGGTTTAGGGTCTCAGTATGGCCAGTGCTGGCATTGCTTACCAAGCTCCAGCCGGTCATGTCCGGGAAGGCACTGGTTCCAATATCGTTCAGCGTCCCAGTCTCAACAGGACCGGATGATCCCAGAGTGCTGATGCTGTACGTGGCATAGAGGTAATCACCTCGTTGATCGAAATCCGGATCAACAAATCGATGAACGCTGGTGTCAGCCAACGTCACCACGATCTCGTTGGTCACATCATCAAAGTCAGAAGTCCAAACACCATCGTCTTCCTGATCAGGGTAGTTTTCCAACATCCACCGATCAGCAAAATAGTAATTGTCTGCACCATCTACGATGACTTCAGACAGCGTGACATTTGCCCCAGTATCATGGGGAATGTTCGCTGCCACCACATCGTTGTCGATGTCAAACGAGCTGAAGAACCCACCTTTGGGCATACCCACATAGGTGTAGTTGTCTTCAGCCCAGTTGAAAAAGTTCCGGAGCTTGACCCCCGGACCTTTCAAGTAACCAGATTGCAAGGTGTCCACGACATCGAAGTTCGTGGAGCTGATAATATTCCCTTGGATCAGGCTTTTCAGGAAATCTGGGCGGCCTTCCTCTGCTCCAGCGAGGTTGTAAACCACGCTGGAGACATAGATTTTGGTTGAGGAAAACAGGCCCATAGAGGCTTTTACCCGATAGCGTTGTTGGTCTTCAGGTCAGCGAGGATCGCATCCAGAGACGTGTTCTGGAAGTTCGTCGGGGGCAGCAAGCCTTCGTCGATGGTCTTCATGGTGATCCAAGCATCAGTGAACAGCTTGGCTGCCTTGACTTCAGCGTCACGCTGATACGACACAATCTGCTGCTGGTAGAGATCCTTCTGCTTACCGAGGATACCAACCACAGGTGTGCCATCCAAACGAGTGTTGCTCGTCTGGGCACGCTGGGCATTGGTCTGCTCGTCGAGTTGGAGCTTCTGAGCAGGCAGCAGAGTATCCAACTGGAACTGGGCAGTCAGGTTCTGAAGCTCTGCCCCAGCGGTCTGCTTGTCGATCAGAACAAGCTGCTTTTCGAGTTGGCCCTTGTTCAGCGGCAAGATGAAATCGAGTTGGAACTTGGCCGTGCAGTAGGCCATGCTCTCAGACGAGATTTTCATCTTGGTCAGCCCGTATTCGCTTTTGGCGGTCAGGGCTTGGAATTTTGCAGTCGCAAGCTGCATCTTGGCAGCTTCGAGCTGGACCCGTGCCGTGTAGGCAGCGAGCTGGGCAGACTGAGCCTGCCAGAAGACCTGATCCTTGTTGATCAGGAACTGGATCGACTGCTGCATGGCACCGTCAACCAAGGCCACATAGGCCTTGGTGTATTCGGCTCCGGTGATCCGGTTGCGGTTATACTCTTCCGTGAGATGAGCCTTCATCCCACGCATGATGATGTCGAAGACTCCGGAACCTTCGATTGAGCCAGTGCTGATTTCCTCAGGCTTGAGGTGAACGATCAGCTCCTTGATGGCACTGGTTGTCTCATCCGGGATCTTGAACGCATCAGCGTCAAAGTTGATCTCCGGCAGCGTAACGTCCTCAGCAGCCAACAGAGTGGCCAAAAGGGCATTTGCTTCAGTTTCAGCACCACAGCTCATTCGAAGGTTCCTCTTGGTTCAGATCAGAGGATCTGGTCAGCACTGTTTTCGATGGAGCCAGCAGCCGCCTGAGCAGCAGCGAGAGCCTTCAGCTCCTTCTCGGACAGAGGGGGCAGCACCTCGAAAGCGAACTCCTTGGCCCAGCGTTTCACCACCTTTACCTGCTTAGTCTGGCGATCCTTGCTGGTCGTGATCTGGAGGAACTTGCGGCTGCTCAGCTCCTTGTAGATCACATAGGGAATATGCCAGCCGTTATCGTCCATGCTCTCACCATAGGGCACGAACCGCTTCACCGTGCCCAGCACCTTGTTCGACACCGAGATGATCTCGCCTGAGAGATCCTTCTTCTTCGGGTCGAGGTTCTGAATGCGAACCCGGATCAGCTTCATATTGTCATTGAAAAGCTGCTGACGGAAAGTCAGTGGCTTGTCGGTGGCTTCCGCCACCGGGGAACCAAGAGAGGTGGACTTGGTGGGGTCCGGCAGATCCGGTGCCACGAGTGGGGCAATCGGCTTCAATTCGATGGGGCTGGTGCTCAGCACAGCAGGCTGAGTGATCTCGTCCGCAGCTTCTTCTTCGATGTCATCGTCAAAGTCACCAAGGGGATTTTCGCCTTCGACTTGATCCGGAGGATTGGGCTGATCGCTGGTGCTCTGTTCGGTGGCTTGTGTGGTGGGCTGACTGATCGGAGCATCATCGCCATCCATGGCAGCCATCTTGGCAGCCACACGCTCACGGAGCGTTTCGAGACCGATGTTGTTGGAGAACTCGACACCGAGCAAGCGTGCCCGAGCCTTGAGGAGTTCCAGTTCCGAAGGAGAGCCGCTGCTCTGTTCGTTATCGCTCATGAGAGAAATACCTCTGGGTTTAGATTTTGGTCAAAAGAAAGGGGACAAGAGCGAACTCCTGTCCCCCAACTTTGCTTCATGCCACCAGACTTAGACCGGGGCAACCGTCTTGATGACGCCGATACGTTCCGGACGCTTGATCAGGATACCGTAGTACCACTTGATCGAGCTGAAGCCGGTCTCACCATACGGATCATTCCGGTCGGCAGTTTCCATGCCGGGCATCTTGGTCATGATGTTGAACTTCATCGTCTTCCCATCGGTCTGGAAACCGATGGTCGTGAAGCTGTCATCACCGATGCAGAGCATGGGGTAGACGTTGTAGCGTTCAGTGCCGAGGACAGTCTCGGTACGATAGCCGGGGTTGGTAACCACGGCATGACCGGCACCGGCCCAGTGCAGCATCTCGGGAACCTGAATGATGCGGAACTTGTCGATGGAACCGATCTCACCGTTAAGCAGCGTGCCAGCATCCGAATAGTGCTGGACAGCGATGAACGCCGGATTGTCGAACGGATCCTTCATCCGCTTCAGAACCGGGGCCAGCTCCGAGCCGACGTAGAGCACACGGGTGGCACCGATGGTCATCGTGTCGATGAGTCGGCTGCCCGAGATGACCGTGGTCGAAGTCGGGGTACGGTTGTCGGTGAGGATCTGATCCAGACGCATCAGGTCATCATAATCGACCACCGAGACCGGAGCACCGCCGATGACTTCACCAGCGATCTCGTTCACTGCCGTTGCAGCACCCGAGTAGACCACGACGCCGGGAGCGGCGAGCAGGTCCATCTGGAGAGCAGCTTCGGTCATCTGAACTGCACCGTTCATCAGCTCACGGCTGAGGTGCGACATCAGGTCAGCGTCCGAGTCGAAGTCCATGCTTTCCTGCGTGAACTCGGTGAAGAAGCCAAACTTGTGGATTGAACCTTCACGCTCGACACGGGTGAAGCCCACCCGGTTCACACGGCCACCGTTTTCGGTCAGCGCCGGGAGCTTCGAAGCAATGGCACCCACGTCACGGCTGGAACCATAGAGGTTGCCGTTGGCGATGGTGACACCGTTTGCGTCGATGCCCATGTCGTTGACGTTGCGGTCATCCAGCAGCGGAATGTACTGGTAGACCTTGATGGTCTTGCCGAAGTTCTTCGGCATGTTGGTGACCGAAGCAAGCTGCATGAAATACTGCTCACGACGGGCGTCGATGATCGCCTTCTTCAGCCAGAAGTAGGCATTCATCTGGTTCGAGTTCGAGTTCGCATCGATGCTGGACTTCTGTCCATCGATGGGGGCATTGTAGTTCAACATGGCGGAAAATCCTTATACACGGCCCTTCATCGAGGCCATGAAGTCTTCATCAGACATCGCAAAGATGTCCACGACGGGTTTTGCTGGCCGGGCAGAGGTATTCGTCGGAGACGCTGCCACCACCTTGTCACCGTTATCCACCACCACCTTGGGAGCCGCTGCACGGGTTGCTACGGGCTGAGGTGCCGCCGTCGTTTCCGCCGAAACGATTGGGGGCTTGCCTTCATCCGAGGCCGGAGGGTTTACCTTCGGTGCCAGATCGTTGAACGCCCCTGCATTATGCAGTTCTGTGCCAACAGTCTGGTACGCAGAAATGAACGGTGTGTTCACCGTGATCGTACCGAGCGTTCGCTGACGATCAATCTCAGCCGCAATTCGGTCATAGATACCGTTCTGCTTCTGAGTGTGCATCGTCTGCAACAGCCCCGGTTCGGCAAACACCAACTCCTTGCTGGCTTGGTCCCAAGTCGTGTTGAACACTTCGAGAGACTCCTTGCCACCATCCGAGGATACGAGATCCTCAACGGCAGTGCTGAAATCCATCTCAGCGTCAGTGACTTTGTGACTGCCACCTTCGTAAGCTGGTTCGACACCAGTATCGATCTCCAGCGGATCGATCCCAGCATCTTTAATGAGCTTCTTGATTGCTTCCGGGTTCTTCTTGTCGATGTCGATCAAGAAGCCGAGCCGGTCTTCGTCGAGAAGTCCATTGTTCTCCAACATAGTTAGCACCTTGCGATGCGGTTGGATAGCCTGCATTTTACGGGTGTAGTGAGCACCCATCTGCATGAGCTTGACGGCCTCGTCGGGAGTCTTGACCTCGATCATTTTACCGTTCGCTTTGAACGGCTTCATGATCAGCTCACCGATCTCAGCGTAATTCAGAGCTGGAGCTTCGGCTTCGCCTTCAGCTTTGGGCTTTTCTTCACCCTCAGCTTCAGTCTTGGCTTCAGGCTCAGCAGGCTTTTCCTCTGGCTTTGCTTCAGCCTTCGGTTCTTCAACCGCAGGAGGCACAGTGGGAAAGCTCTTGTCATCCGGCTCAGCCACAGGCTCTTCAGCCTTTGGTGCTTCAACGACGGGTGCAGCAGGCTCTGCTGCTGCTGGAACCACTGGGGTCTCAACAGCAGCAGGAGCTTCCACGACCGGTGCTTCAACCACAGGCTCAGCAGGGGTTTCAACGACAGGGGCAGCGTTCCCGCTCACCTCCTCGGGTGTGTTGAACTTGGCGAAATCCTCGTCCGACAGAGCGAGGGGGTTCACGGGATCAGCCATCAGTCGTCACCCCCTTCTTCAGCACGAGCTTCGGCGAGAGCCTCGTCGATGTCACGGATGGTGTTTTCGGCAGTGTCACCCATCTGGATGTTCACGTTCAGGAACTGCTTCAGGTAGCCAGCAGCCTGAGCCATGGCCAGTGCATCAGCACGTTCCTTTTCACCCAGAGCCGGACTGACCGACTCCCGGACATACCGAGCACACTCTTTGGTGCTGAAATCTTCGATGATCACCTTACGGAAATCGGGGTTGTCGGCCAGACGCAGAATGGCATCACGACGAGCAACACGCTCCCGTTCATCCGACTGCTGCTGTTCGAGACGTTCAATGTGGTTCATTTTTTGGCCTCAGAATATCTTGGGTTTTTGGTCTCATTGGATCAGTCAGTGTCTTCGTATGACCCTGACATTTCCAATTTCTCTGTTCCACCAACTTGGGGTGCGTTGTCAACGTCAGACTTTTTGTCTTCCAACTCGCTTTCACCTTCCCCGACTTCGCCACCATAGGACTTGCCCACGGCGATCATCGGAGGCTGGGGCTGTTCCTGCTGAGGAATAGCGTTGGGATCCAACGGTGCAAGCTGAGGCTGAAGTGGTGCAACGTCAGCATTTCCGGGGGGAGGAGTGAACCCACCCACACCACCAGTTGCCGGATGGGGATCAGCCAGATGGCCGGACACTTGGTTCCAGCCAACGGCAGCCTCAACGTCAGGCTTCGTTTCAGACCCGTCAGCATTCTTTCGCTTATCGAGCAGTGCCTTGGTGACAGCCAGATCCTGATTGCCCCGTGCCTGACCGGCCTGTTTGGCCATGTCACGAGCATGGGCAGTGCCGGTTTCCTGCTCGACATAATCGAGATTGGCCTTGTCAGCCGTGGCCTCTGCCTGCTTGGCCTTGGCACGGTTCAGCTCGATCTGAGATTTCAGCTCTTCGATTTCGAGCTTGGCCTTCTCCAGAGCCAGCTCATGAAGCTGCTGCTGCTCAGGGCTGAGCGTCGGCTTGAAGGTCCGGAGCTTCTTGGCCAGATCGGGCATACGCTTCAGATCAGCGATCTCGGCGAGGATCATCAGCGTGATGCTGATGTCCATACCATTGCCGATGGTCTGGAGCATAAACGCCAGATCTTGGGCCTTTTGGTTGTCCACCTCAGCCGTGCTGATGTCAGCTTCAAGGTCATAATTGCCCTGAAGGTCATCACGATCCACCTCAACGAACTCTTCGTTGGTGACCCGAACCACTTCCCGCTTGGACAGGAAGACTTGGTTCATGGATAGGATCTTGGCAGCGATCTCGACCATGCCCTTCGCAATACGGCGAAGAATGGCCATTTCCCGCTTGCTGGCAGCGTCGAGAGCACCACGGATACCAGCGGCCACGTCACCATAGGCATCGCCTGAGACGCCCCCTGAGAAGGCTTTGACGCCCGTCAGTGCTTCGGCCTCTTGGTTCTGAAGATTAGCCATCACGAGTGCCGACTGGGGCAGCTCGGGATACTTGTGCTCCATCATGCCATTTGCAGGAGCAAGGTTCGGGTTGAACTCGTAGTCCTGCCCGTTCTCATACTTCCGACGGTTCAGGGGATCGAGCATCCCCTTGGCAAAGCCCTTCTGGCCGTTGGCCGACCGACCCAAAAGGTCGATCATGCCACGCATCACAGCACCGAGGATCTTCTGGTTATCTTCCAGAAGCTCAGCATCAGGCTCACCGTAGATCTCACGCTTGACCGGGAGATAGGGAACCAAGACAAACGGCAGCTTCTTGTCCGGGAAGGGGTTTTCCTCCATCCGGATCATGACGTTGCCAATCCATGTGCAGACGATGGGCGTCAGCTCACCCTTGCCATGGATGTCGTAGAAACCCCAGTATTCATAGGCCACAACACGCTTGCGAAGAGCATCAGAAAACTGGAACGTGTCCGGAGTCTGGGTGTGGTGATCCGGCTGGGTAAGCGGGGTGCTGCCTTCCCAGTTGACTTGATCGAGGTTCTTGTACCGATTGGGGTACTTGATCAGCTCGGCTTTGTTGGTCTCGAACGAAACGGCTGCAAACAGAGCCTTTTCGATTTCACCATTGCACGATGGGTCGAGGAAGAAGTTGTGGGGATTGAGTACCTGCAAAACAGGGTGGTTCTCAATCGGCTTCTCGACTTCGACTTCGGTCTCACCAGTCTGCATCGCAGTGGTGGCTTGACCCTTCTCATCATAGTAATCGAGTGATGCCTTAAGAGCAGGATCAGCCTTCTCTTCAAAGTGCCGCTTGTCCTGAGCACGTAGATCGAGGGCTTCCTTGAAAGTCTGGAGCTGCTCATCAGTCGTCAACGCATAGTGCGTAAAGACAGGAACCTTTTCCTTGACCTTGATGGTGCAACGCTTCCAGCCCACCTGCACAATGCCGGTGCCTTCATCGACGATGGCACGAACAAAATCGTCAATGAATTTGACGCGGTTCAGCTTGGTACGAAACTGCCAGTTCAGGATCAGCTCGTTCTGCCGTGCCCCTTCAGCATCCTCAAAGGACGTGGGCTTCACGTTGAATAGCTTCGAAGAGCTGAGGAACGGTTCGGTCAGGGCGGAATACCGCCATTCAGCCTGACGACGGATCAGCTTCGGCTGGACACTGGAACGACCTTTGACCTTCTTGGGGGCAGCATCCCCCTTGACGGCCATGAGATCATTCCACTTTCCGATCTTGAGCATCTGGGCATCGTGTGCCTGCTTGGCGATTTCAAAGTCCATTTTGAGCTGCCGAACATCAGGCTCCTTGGCCCAGTTCGTCAGCTTTTGACTTTGATTTTCGCTAAGCTGTGCATCGACACTGTGCTCAACGAGTCGGTTTGAAT